GTGAATTATCGTGATAAAATTCAAAAGTTTAGTATTCGTAAATATACAGTTGGTACATTTTCAACTGTCATTGCGACATTGGTATTTTTAGGATTCAATACATCACAAGCACATGCTGCTGAAACAAATCAACCAGCAAGTGTGGTTAAACAGAAACAACAAAGTAATAATGAACAGACTGAGAATCGAGAATCTCAAGTACAAAATTCTCAAAATTCACAAAATGGTCAATCATTATCTGCTACTCATGAAAATGAGCAACCAAAAATTAGTCAAGCTAATTTAGTAGATCAAAAAGTAGCGCAATCATCTACTACTAATGATGAACAACCAGCATCTCAAAATGTAAATACAAAGAAAGATTCGGCAACGGCTGCGACAACACAACCAGATAAAGAAGAAAATAAGCATAAACAAAACGAAAGTCAATCTGCTAATAAAAATGGAAACGACAATAGAGCGGCTCATGTAGAAAATCATGAAGCAAATGTAGTAACAGCTTCAGATTTATCTGATAATGGTAACGTACAACATGACCGAAATGAATTACAAGCATTTTTTGATGCAAATTATCATGATTATCGCTTTATTGACCGTGAAAATGCAGATTCTGGCACATTTAACTATGTAAAAGGCATTTTTGACAAGATTAATACGTTATTAGGCAGTAATGATCCAATAAACAATAAAGACTTGCAACTTGCATACAAAGAATTGGAACAAGCTGTTGCTTTAATTCGTACAATGCCTCAACGTCAACAAACTAGCCGTCGATCAAACAGAATTCAAACGCGTTCGGTTGAGTCAAGAGCTGCAGAGCCTAGATCAGTATCAGACTATCAAAATGCAAATTCATCATATTATGTTGAAAATGCTAATGATGGTTCAGGATATCCTGTAGGTACATATATCAATGCTTCTAGTAAAGGGGCGCCATATAATTTACCAACTACACCATGGAATACATTGAAGGCCTCTGACTCAAAGGAAATTGCTCTTATGACAGCGAAACAAACTGGAGATGGCTACCAATGGGTTATTAAGTTTAATAAAGGACATGCTCCACATCAAAATATGATTTTCTGGTTTGCATTACCAGCAGACCAAGTGCCAGTAGGAAGAACTGACTTTGTAACAGTTAATTCAGATGGAACAAATGTACAATGGAGTCATGGAGCAGGAGCAGGTGCAAATAAACCACTTCAACAAATGTGGGAATATGGAGTAAATGACCCTCATCGTTCACATGACTTTAAAATAAGAAATAGAAGTGGCCAAGTAATATATGAGTGGCCAACTGTCCATATTTATTCTTTAGAAGATTTATCTAGAGCGAGTGATTATTTTAGTGAAGCTGGAGCAACAGCTGCTACTAAAGCATTTGGTAGACAAAATTTTGAATATATTAATGGTCAAAAACCTGCTGAATCACCGGGTGTTCCTAAAGTTTATACTTTCATCGGTCAAGGTGATGCAAGTTATACAATTTCATTTAAAACACAAGGGCCAACTGTTAATAAATTGTACTATGCAGCAGGTGGGCGTGCTTTAGAGTACAATCAATTATTTATGTACAGTCAACTATACGTCGAATCAACTCAAGACCATCAACAACGTCTTAATGGTTTAAGACAAGTGGTTAATCGTACATATCGCATAGGTACAACTAAACGTGTAGAAGTGAGTCAAGGAAATGTACAAACGAAAAAGGTATTAGAAAGTACAAACCTAAATATAGATGATTTTGTTGATGATCCATTAAGTTATGTTAAGACGCCGAGTAATAAAGTGTTAGGATTTTATTCGACTAATGCAAACACTAATGCTTTTAGACCGGGTGGAGCCCAAGAATTAAATGAATATCAATTAAGTCAATTATTTACTGATCAAAAATTACAAGAAGCAGCAAGAACTAGAAACCCAATAAGATTAATGATTGGTTTCGACTATCCTGATGGTTATGGTAACAGTGAAACTTTAGTTCCTGTTAACTTAACAGTATTACCTGAAATCCAACATAATATTAAATTCTATAAAAATGACGATACTCAAAATATTGCTGAAAAACCATTTTCAAAACAAGCTGGGCATCCAGTTTTCTATGTATATGCAGGTAACCAAGGGAATGCTTCCGTGAATTTAGGTGGTAGCGTAACATCTATTCAACCATTACGTATTAATTTAACAAGTAATGAGAATTTTACAGATAAAGATTGGCAAATTACAGGTATTCCGCGTACATTACACATTGAAAATTCGACAAATAGACCTAATAATGCCAGAGAACGCAATATTGAACTAGTTGGTAACTTATTACCAGGGGATTACTTTGGCACGATACGTTTTGGACGTAAAGAACAATTATTTGAAATTCGTGTTAAACCACATACACCAACCATAACTACGACAGCTGAGCAATTAAGAGGTACAGAATTACAAAAAGTTCCTGTTAATATTTCAGGAATACCGTTGGATCCATCAGCATTGGTTTATTTAGTTGCACCAACTGCTCAAACTACGAATGGTGGTACTGAGGCGGATCAAATACCTTCGGGTTATACGATACTTGCGACTGGTACACCTGATGGGGTGCACAACACAATTACTATACGACCGCAAGATTATGTTGTATTCATACCACCTGTAGGTAAACAAATTAGAGCAGTAGTTTATTATAATAAAGTAGTTGCATCTAATATGAGTAATGCTGTTACTATTTTGCCAGATGACATTCCACCAACAATCAATAATCCTGTTGGAATAAATGCCAAATACTATCGAGGCGACGAAGTCAACTTTACAATGGGTGTCTCTGATAGACATTCTGGAATAAAAAGTACAACTATTACGACATTGCCAAGTGGTTGGACATCAAATTTAACTAAATCCGACAACAAAAACGGCTCATTAGCTATTACAGGTAGAGTCTCTATGAATCAGGCATTTAACAGTGATATTACATTTAAAGTGTCAGCGACAGATAATGTCAATAATACGACAAATGATAGTCAATCTAAACATGTGTCAATTCATGTAGGTAAAATTAGTGAAGATGCTCATCCGATTGTATTAGGAAATACTGAGAAAGTTGTAGTAGTCAATCCGACTGCTGTATCTAATGATGAAAAGCAAAGCATAATTACTGCCTTTATGAATAAAAACCAAAATATAAGAGGATATTTAGCTTCATCTAATCCAGTAACTGTCGATAATAATGGTAATGTCACATTACATTACCGTGATGGTTCATCAACGACGCTTGATGCTACAAATGTGATGACATACGAACCAGTTGTGAAACCTGAATACCAAACTGCCAATGCTGCTAAAACAGCAACGGTAACGATTGCTAAAGGACAATCATTTAATATTGGTGATATTAAACAATATTTTACTTTAAGTAATGGACAAGCTATTCCAAGTGGAACATTTACAAATATTACATCTGATAGAGCTATTCCAACTGCACAAGAAGTTAGTCAAATGAATGCAGGTACGCAGTTATATCATATAGTTGCTTCAAATGCATATCATAAAGACACAGAAGATTTCTATATTAGTTTAAAAATCGTTGATGTGAAACAACCTGAAGGCGATCAACGTGTATATCGTACGTCAACATATGATTTAACTACTGATGAAATCTCAAAAGTAAAACAAGCTTTTATTAATGCAAATAGAGATGTAATTACTCTTGCCGAAGGTGATATTTCAGTTACAAATACACCTAATGGTGCTAATGTAAGTACTATTACAGTAAATATTAATAAAGGTCGATTAACGAAATCATTCGCGTCTAACCTAGCTAATATGAATTTCTTGCGTTGGGTTAATTTCCCACAAGATTATACAGTGACATGGACGAATGCAAAAATTGCAAACAGACCAACAGATGGTGGTTTATCATGGTCCGATGACCATAAATCTTTAATTTATCGTTATGATGCTACATTAGGCACACAAATTACAACTAATGATATTTTAACGATGCTAAAAGCGACTACTACAGTGCCTGGATTGCGTAATAATATTACTGGTAATGAAAAAGCACAAGCAGAAGCAGGTGGAAGACCAAACTATAGAACAACTGGTTATTCACAAGCAAATGCATCTTCTGATGGCCAAAGACAATATACGTTGAATGGTCAAGTGATTCAAATATTAGACATCATCAACCCTTCAAACGGTTATGGTGGGCAAACTGTTACAAATTCAAATACTCGTGCAAACCATAGTAACTCAACTGTTGTTAACGTAAATGAACCGGCAGCTAATGGTGCTGGCGCATTTACAATAGACCACGTTGTAAAAAGTAATTCTACACATAATGCAAGTGATGCAGTTTATAAAGCGCAGTTATACTTAACGCCATATGGGCCAAAACAATATGTTGAACATTTAAATCAAAATACAGGAAATACTACTGACGCTATTAACATTTATTTTGTACCAAGTGATTTAGTGAATCCTACAATTTCAGTAGGTAATTATACTAATCATCAAGTGTTCTCAGGTGAAACATTTACAAATACTATTACAGCGAATGATAACTTTGGTGTGCAATCGGTAACTGTACCAACGACATCACAAATTACAGGCACTGTTGATAATAACCATCAACATGTTTCAGCAACAGCACCAAATGTGACATCAGCAACTACTAAGACAATCAATTTATTAGCAACTGATACAAGTGGTAATACAGCTACAACTACATTCAATGTAACAGTGAAACCTTTGCGTGATAAATATCGAGTTGGTACTTCATCAACGGCTGCTAATCCTGTGAGAATTGCCAATATTTCGAATAATGCGACAGTATCACAAGCTGATCAAACGGCAATTATTAATTCATTAACGTTTACTGAAACAGTACCAAATAGAAACTATGCAACAGCAAGCGCAAATGAAATCACTAGTAAAACAGTTAGTAATGTCAGTCGTACTGGAAATAATGCCAATGTCACAGTAACTGTTACTTATCAAGACGGAACAACATCAACAGTGACTGTACCTGTAAAGCATGTCATTCCAGAAATCGTTGCACATTCGCATTACACTGTACAAGGCCAAGACTTCCCAGCAGGTAATGGTTCTAGTGCATCAGATTACTTTAAGTTATCTAATGGTAGTGCCATTCCAGATGCAACTATTACATGGGTAAGTGGACAAGCGCCAAATAAAGATAATACGCGTATTGGTCAAGATATTAATGTAACAGCAAATATCTTAATTGATGGCGAAACAACGCCGATTACGAAAACAGCAACATATAAAGTAGTAAGTTCAGTACCGAAGCATGTCTTTGAGACGAATAGAGGCGCTGTGTTCCCAGGTGTATCTGATGTGTATGATGCGAAACAATATGTTAAACCAGTTAATGATTCTTGGACACAAAATGCGCAACGTATGAATTTCCAATTTACAAATTCATATGGACCAAGTAAAGATGTGGTTGGTATTTCAACAAGGGATATTCGAGTTACTTATGATAATCACCAAACGCAAATTATCAAGATTTTAGCAAAAGTTAAACCAGATCCACCGCGAATTGATGGCAATTCTGTGACTTATAAAGCAGGTCTTACTAACCAACAAATTAAAATTAATAATGTGTTAAGTAGTTCATCTATTAAATTATTTAAAGCAGATAATACGCCATTAACGATTACAAACACGACTTATGGTAGTGGTAATACTGCTGTTGTAACGGTAAGTGATGCGTTACCAAATGGTGTGATTAAGGCAAGGTCTTCTATCACAATGAATAATGTGACGTACACTACTCAAGATGAACATGGTCGAGCGATAGATGTAACAAGAAATGAATCTGTTGATTCAAATGACAGTGCAACAGTAACAGTGACACCACAATTACAAGCAACTACTGAAGGCGCTGTATTTATTAAAGGTGGCGACGGTTTTGATTTCGGACACGTAGAAAGATTTATTCAAAACCCACCACATGGAGCAACGGTTGCATGGCATGATAGTCCAGATACATGGAAGAATACAGTCGGCAACACTCATAAAACTGCGGTTGTAACATTACCTAGTGGTCAAGGTACGCGTAATGTTGAAGTTCCAGTCAAAGTTTATCCAGTTGCTAATGCTAAGGCGCCATCACGTGATGTGAAAGGTCAAAATTTGACTAATGGAACAGATGCGATGAACTACATTACATTTGATCCAAATACAAACACAAATGGTATCACTGCAGCATGGGCAAATAGACAACAACCAAATAACCAACAAGCAGGCGTGCAACATTTAAATGTCGATGTAACTTATCCAGGCATTTCAGCTGCAAAACGTGTACCTGTTACTGTGAATGTATATCAATTTGAATTCCCACAAACTACTTATACAACAACAGTTGGTGGCACTTTAGCAAGTGGTACGCAAGCATCAGGTTATGCACAAATGCAAAATGCTACAGGTTTACCAACAGATGGATTTACGTATAAATGGAATAATGCAGCAACAGGTACAAACGATGCAAACTGGGCAGCTATGAATAAACCCAATATGGCTAAAGTCGTTAATGCAAAATATGATGTCATCTATAATGGACATACATTTGCAACATCACTACCAGCGAAGTTTGTAGTAAAAGATGTGCAACCAGCGAAACCAACTGTGACTGAAACAGCGGCAGGAGCGATTACAATTGCACCTGGAGCAAACCAAACAGTGAATACACATGCCGGTAACGTAACGACGTATGCTGATAAATTAGTTATTAAACGTAATGGTAACGTTGTGACGACATTTACACGTCGCAATAATACGAGCCCATGGGTGAAAGAAGCATCTGCAGCAACTGTAGCAGGTATTGCTGGAACTAATAATGGTATTACTGTTGCAGCAGGTACTTTCAATCCTGCTGATACAATTCAAGTTGTTGCAACACAAGGTAGTGGTGAAACAATCAGTGACGAACAACGTAGTGATGATTTCACAGTTGTCGCACCACAACCGAACCAAGCGACTACTAAGATTTGGCAAAATGGTCATATTGATATCACGCCTAATAATCCAACAGGGCATTTAATTAATCCAACTCAAGCAATGGATATTGCTTACACTGAAAAAGTGGGTAATGGTGCAGAACATAGTAAGACAATTAATGTTGTTCGTGGTCAAAATAATCAATGGACAATTGCGAATAAGCCTGACTATGTAACGTTAGATGCACAAACTGGTAAAGTGACATTCAATGCCAATACTGTCAAGCCGAATTCAGCAATTACCATTACACCGAAAGCAGGTACAGGTCACTCAGCAAGTAGTAATTCAAGTACATTAACTGCACCGGCAACTCATACTGTCAACACAACTGAAATTGTAAAAGATTATGGTTCTAATGTAACAGCAGCTGAAATTAACAATGCAGTTCAAGTTGCTAATAAACGTACTGCAACAATTAAAAATGGCACAGCAATGCCTACTAATTTAGCTGGTGGTAGCACAACGACGATTCCTGTGACAGTAACTTACAATGATGGCAGTAGTGAAGAAGTACAAGAGTCCATTTTCACAAAAGCGGATAAACGTGAGTTAATCACAGCTAAAAATCATTTAGATGATCCAGTCAGTACAGATGGTAAAAAGCCAGGTACAATTACGCAGTACAATAATGCAATTCATAATGCGCAACAACAAATCAATACTGCGAAAACAGAAGCGCAACAAGTTATTAATAATGATCGTGCAACACCACAACAAGTGAACGCAGCATTATCTAAAGTTCAAGCTGCACAAACTAAGATAAATGAAGCTAAAGCATTACTTCAAAATAAAGAAGATAATAGCCAATTAGTAACATCTAAAAATAACTTACAAAGTTCTGTGAACCAAGTACCATCAACTGCTGGTATGACGCAACAAAGTATTGATAACTATAATGCGAAGAAGCGTGAAGCAGAAACTGAAATAACTGCAGCACAACGTGTTATAGACAATGGAGATGCAACTGCACAACAAATTTCAGATGAAAAACATCGTGTCGATAACGCATTAACAGCATTAAACCAAGCGAAACATGATTTAACTGCAGATACACATGCCTTAGAGCAAGCAGTACAACAATTGAATCGTACAGGTACAACGACTGGTAAGAAACCAGCAAGTATTACTGCGTACAATAATTCGATTCGTGCACTTCAAAGTGACTTAACAAGTGCTAAAAATAGTGCCAACGCTATTATTCAAAAGCCAATAAGAACAGTGCAAGAGGTACAATCTGCATTAACAAATGTAAATCGTGTAAATGAGCGATTAACGCAAGCTATTAATCAATTAGTACCTTTAGCTGATAATAGTGCTTTAAGAACAGCTAAGACGAAACTTGATGAAGAAATCAATAAATCAGTAACTACTGATGGTATGACACAATCATCAATCCAAGCATATGAAAATGCTAAACGTGTGGGTCAAACAGAATCAACAAATGCACAAAATGTTATTAACAATGGTGATGCGACAGATCAACAAATTGCCGCAGAAAAAGCTAAAGTAGAAGAAAAATATAATAGCTTAAAACAAGCAATTGCTGGATTAACACCAGACTTGGCACCATTACAAGCTGCGAAAACTCAGTTGCAAAATGATATTGATCAGCCAACGAGTACGACTGGTATGACAAGCGCATCTGTTGCTACATTTAATGAAAAACTTTCAGCAGCTAGAACTAAAATTCAAGAAATTGATCGCGTACTGGCATCTCATCCAGATGTTGCAACGATTCGTCAAAACGTGACAGCAGCGAATGCTGCTAAAACAGCACTTGATCAAGCACGCAATGGCTTAACAGTTGATAAAGCGCCTTTAGAAAATGCGAAAAATCAACTACAACATAGTATTGACACGCAAACAAGTACAACTGGTATGACACAAGACTCGGTAAATGCTTATAATGCGAAGTTAACGGCTGCACGTAATAAGATTCAACAAATCAATCAAGTATTAGCAGGTTCACCTACAGTAGATCAAATTAATACAAATACGTCTGCAGCAAACCAAGCTAAATCTGATTTGGATCATGCACGTCAAGCGTTAACACCAGATAAAACGCCGCTTCAAACTGCGAAAACGCAATTAGAACAAAGTATTAACCAACCTACAGATACAACAGGTATGACGACCGCTTCGTTAAATGCGTACAACCAAAAATTACAAGCAGCGCGTCAAAAGTTAGCTGAAATTAATCAAGTGTTAAATGGCAATCCAACGGTCCAAAATATCAATGATAAAGTGACTGAAGCAAACCAAGCTAAGGATCAATTAAATACAGCACGTCAAGGTTTAACATTAGATAGACAACCAGCGTTAAATACATTACATGGTGCATCTAACTTAAACCAAGCACAACAAAATAATTTCACGCAACAAATTAATGCTGCTCAAAATCATGCAGCACTTGAAACGATCAAGTCTAACATTACAGCTTTAAATAATGCGATGACGAAATTAAAAGAGAGTGTTGCGGATAATAATACGATTAAATCAGGTCAAAATTACACTGACGCAACACCAGCTAATAAACAAGCGTATGACAATGCAGTCAATGCAGCTAAAGGTGTTATTGGAGAAACGACTAATCCAACAATGGATGTTAATACAGTGAACCAAAAAGCAGCATCTGTGAAATCAACTAAAGATGCTTTAGATGGTCAACAAAACTTACAGCGTGCGAAAACAGAAGCAACAAATGCGATTACGCATGCAAGTGATTTAAACCAAGCGCAAAAGAATGCATTAACACAACAAGTGAATAGTGCGCAAAATGTTCAAGCAGTAAATGATATTAAACAAACAACTCAAAGCTTAAATACTGCAATGACAGGTTTAAAACGTGGCGTTGCTAATCATAACCAAGTCGTACAAAGCGATAATTATGTCAACGCAGATACTAATAAGAAAAATGATTACAACAATGCATACAACCATGCGAATGACATTATTAACGGTAATGCACAACATCCAGTTATAACACCAAGTGATGTTAACAATGCTTTATCAAATGTCACAAGTAAAGAACAAGCATTGAATGGTAATACAAAATTAAATGCTGCGAAGCAAGAAGCGAACACTGCATTAGGTCATTTAAATAACTTGAATAATGCACAACGTCAAAACTTACAATCGCAAATTAATGGTGCGCATCAAATCGAGACAGTTAATACGATTAAGCAAAATGCAACAAACTTAAATAGTGCAATGGGTAATTTAAGACATGCTGTTGCAGATAAAGAGCAAGTGAAACGTACAGAAGATTATGTGGATGCAGATACAGCTAAACAAAATGCATATAACAGTGCAGTTTCAAGTGCTGAAACAATCATTAATCAATCAACAAATCCAACGATGTCTGTTGATGATGTTAATCGTGCAACTTCAGCTGTTACTAATAATAAAAATGCATTAAATGGTGATGAAAAATTAGCACAAGCTAAAACAGATGTTGCAAGAGCAATTGATGCATTATCACATTTAAATAATGCACAAAAAGCAGATGTTAAATCTAAAATTAATGCTGCATCAAATATTGCTGGCGTAAATACAGTTAAACAACAAGGTACAGATTTAAATACTGCGATGGGTAACTTGCAAGGTGCGATCAACGATGAACAAACGACGCTTAATAGTCAAAATTATCAAGATGCGACACCAAGTAAGAAAACAGCATACACAAATGCGGTACAAGCTGCGAAAGATATTTTAAATAAATCAAATGGTCAAAATAAAACGAAAGATCAAGTTGCAGAAGCGATGAATCAAGTGAATTCGGCTAAAACTAACTTAGATGGTACGCGTTTATTAGATCAAGCGAAGCAAACAGCGAAACAGCAGTTAAATAATATGACGCATTTAACAACTGCTCAAAAAACGAATTTAACAAATCAAATTAATAGTGGTACTACTGTCGCTGGTGTTCATACGGTTCAATCAAATGCGAATACATTAGATCAAGCGATGAATACGTTAAGACAAAGTATTGCCAACAAAGATGCGACTAAAGCAAGTGAAGATTACGTAGATGCTAATAATGATAAGCAAACAGCATATAACAACGCAGTAGTTGCTGCTGAAACGATTATTAATGCGAATAGTAATCCAGAAATGAATCCAAGTACGATTACACAAAAAGCAGAGCAAGTGAATAGTTCTAAAACGGCACTTAACGGTGATGAAAACTTAGCTACGGCAAAACAAAATGCGAAAACGTACTTAAACTCATTGACGAGTATTACAGATGCTCAAAAGAACAATTTGATTAGTCAAATTAGTAGTGCGACAAGAGTTAGTGGTGTTGATACTGTAAAACAAAATGCACAACATCTAGATCAAGCTATGGCTAACTTACAAAATGGTATTAACAACGAATCTCAAGTGAAATCATCTGAGAAATATCGTGATGCTGATACAAATAAACAACAAGAGTATGATAATGCTATTACTGCAGCGAAAGCGATTTTAAATAAACAACATGGCCCAAACACTGCGCAAAATGCAGTTGAAGCAGCATTGCAACGTGTGAATACTGCGAAAGATGCATTGAATGGTGATGCAAAATTAATTGCAGCTCAAAACGCAGCGAAACAACATTTAGTTACTTTAACGCATATCACTACAGCACAACGTAATGATTTAACAAATCAAATTTCACAAGCTACAAACTTAGCTGGTGTTGAAACTGTTAAGCAAAGTGCGAATAGTTTAGATGGTGCAATGGGTAACTTACAAACGGCTATCAACGATAAAGCCGGAACATTAGCGAGCCAAAACTTCCTAGATGCTGATGAGCAAAAACGTAATGCTTACAATCAAGCTGTATCAGCTGCCGAAACAATTTTAAATAAACAAACTGGACCGAATACAGCGAAAACTGCAGTTGAACAAGCACTTAATAATGTTAATAGTGCGAAACATGCATTAAATGGTACGCAAAACTTAAATAATGCGAAACAAGCAGCGATTACAGCAATCAATGGCGCATCTGATTTAAATCAAAAACAAAAAGATGCATTAAAAGCACAAGCTAATGGTGCTCAACGCGTATCTAATGCACAAGATGTACAACGTAATGCGACTGAACTGAACACAGCAATGGGCACATTAAAACATGCCATCGTAGATAAGACGAATACGTTAGCAAGCAGTAAATATGTTAACGCCGATAGCACTAAACAAAATGCTTACACAACTAAAGTTACCAATGCTGAACATATTATTAGCGGTACGCCAACGGTTGTTACGACACCTTCAGAAGTAACAGCTGCAGCTAATCAAGTAAACAGCGCGAAACAAGAATTAAATGGTGACGAAAGATTACGTGTAGCAAAACAAAACGCCAATACTGCTATTGATGCATTAACGCAATTAAATACACCTCAAAAAGCTAAATTAAAAGAACAAGTGGGACAAGCCAATAGATTAGAAGACGTACAATCTGTTCAAACAAATGGACAAGCATTGAACAATGCAATGAAAGGCTTAAGAGATAGTATTTCTAACGAAACAACAGTCAAAGCAAGTCAAAACTATACAGACGCAAGTCCGAATAACCAGTCAACATATAATAGCGCTGTGTCAAATGCGAAAGGTATTATTAATCAAACTAATAATCCGACTATGGATGCAAGTACGATTACTCAAGCTACAACACAAGTGAATAATGCTAAAAATGGTTTAAACGGTGCCGAAAACTTAAGAAATGCACAAAACACTGCTAAGCAAAACTTAAATACGTTATCACACTTAACCAATAACCAAAAATCTGCAATCTCATCACAAATTGATCGTGCAGGTCATGTGAGTGAGGTAACAGCTGCTAAAAATGCAGCAACTGAGTTAAACACGCAAATGGGCAACTTGGAACAAGCTATCCATGATCAAAACACAGTTAAACAAGGTGTTAACTTCACTGATGCAGATAAAGCCAAACGTGATGCGTATACTAATGCGGTAAGCAGAGCAGAAACAATTCTGAACAAAACGCAAGGTGCAAATACGTCTAAACAAGATGTTGAAGCAGCTATTCAAAATGTTACAAGTGCTAAAAATGCATTGAATGGTGATCAAAACGTTACAAATGCGAAGAATACAGCTAAACATGCATTAAATAACTTAACGTCAATTAATAATGCTCAAAAACGTGACTTAACAACTAAAATTGATCAAGCAACAACAGTAGCTGGTGTTGAAGCGGTATCTAATACAGGTACACAATTGAATACAGCGATGGCTAACTTGCAAAATGGTATTAATGATAAAGCGAATACTTTAGCGAGCGAAAACTATCATGATGCTGATTCAGATAAGAAAACTGCTTATACTCAAGCCGTTACGAACGCAGAAAATATTTTAAATAAAAATAGTGGATCAAATTTAGATAAAGCTGCCGTTGAAAACGCGTTGTCACAAGTGACAAATGCGAAAGGTACCCAGTTTGGATACATAGAAACCTTGTAACAACAGTATTTATTGGGTTTGGAGTCCCTAATGGGTCCCTAAATTACATACTTTCTAAAATTTTAGTTGTTTTTTTGTCCTCTTCATTAAATTTTTCTTCTAACAAATGAGAATACACGGATGTAGTTATTGCTATATTTTTATGACCTAATCTTTTAGAAATGTAATGTATAGATACACCTTTTGCTAGTAAATAAGAACAATGAGTGTGTCTTAATGCGTGCGATGTAATAATTGGTATATTATTGACTCTACAGGCTGATTTCAAAGCATTATTGATAGCCTGAAGGTTAATTATAGATCCGGCTTCTTTGAAAATGTAACCATCATAGCTAATTGCAAATGTACTTATGACGTCCATAATGTGTTTCATATCAGATTTAGCGATACTGATATATCTAGGGGAAGTATCGGTTTTTCGCTCGTCAATAAATATAGTGTTTTTCACTTGGTTGATATGCTCAATCTTTATATTTCTTGCACCACTGACACGACAACCCGTACAAATCATTATGAATAGCGCTAATGATGAACGAGTTCTCTTCTTTCTGACGTGATCTTTTAGTATTTCATATTCAGTTACCGAGATGAATTTTTCTTGTTCTGACTTCGTAGGTTTTCCGGCTTTATAATTAACTTTATAAGCGGGATTTTTAAAAATAAGCCCATCATATAATGCGTCATCTAAAGCTGACCGAATAGCACCGTTTGTTTTTCTTATAGTTTCTTTTGCGTGTTCTTTTGAATAATCGTTTATGAATTTCTGATAAACTTGTCTATTTATCTTTGATAACTCCATTTTACCTATTTTATGTTTTTGTATATGTTGTAATGCATTTCTATAATGACGGTAGGTATTTTCTTTAACAACAGGTTGTTTATACGTTTTAATCCAATTTTCGAAGTATTCTTCAAGAGTTATATAGTTATCTATATTAAAACCACTTCTTAACTCATTTAACTTGTCTAGTCCAGCAGAATTAGCTTCACGCTTTGTTCTAAAACCTTTCTTACGGTATCTTTTTCCTTCATGCTTAAATTCATATTGCCATTTTTTACCATCGTAACAACGTGTTTTCATGCGTTCCCTCCTCAAAATTGGCAAAAAATAATAAGGGTAGGCGGGCTACCCGTGAAAATTGTATAAAAAAAGACGCCTGTATAATACAGACGTCAGTGAGCCGAAAGCTCAAATCAATATAGGTGGACCTTTAGCCCTCAATACCTGTATTATAACATTATTTTAGAATTGTTCAACTCATTTTTTTGAAACAGATGTTAACCAATCGGTCAGTTTCGTGTTTCGGCAATCTAATTAAAACGCTTAAATCTTTAATATAATTTAAAATTCTATCCTTACTTATTGTAGTAATATCCTGTGTTTTTGCATAAGAACTTTTGTCAACTAAGTTTTTTAATTTGTTTTCCACAAAATCGTATTGTTTCATTTCGTTCTTTAAGGAGTCACACAAAAACCTTGCATAAACAATGACTTTTAAATCATTGGGATTTTGATTTATAATGTTTTCAATCGATTCTATCTTTTTCTCGTGTTTGGCAATTGATTGTTTTAGTGTATTTAAAAAAGGTTTTATAAGATGTATATTTACAAAAGCATTGTGTTTGCTTTTGGAAGTTAAAGGGATTACGGTCACTTTGCCGTTATTTTTATTATCCTTTTTGTTTATGACTATGCAAAAGTGTTTGTATGAAAACTCATGACCTACACCTTTACCAAAATCTGCATAAATTATTTCGCCTCTTTGATAAACTTTATATCGTTTCTCTTCCATCCCTCATCCTCCTCACGCCATATAGGCGTTTATTTCCTATATTCTTCTTCAACATACTTTTTTACTAAATATTCAAGAATAAGTTCGGTCATTAGATCGTTTTCTTCGTACTCTTTATGAAGTTACTTTATTCTTTGAATTAATTTAACTTATCGCCATCTATTTTTTGTGAAATAAATTCCAAGTATTTACGCGCATTATGTGACGATAAATCTTTAGGTAACTCATAAGTGAATGGTTGATTACCACTAGTTAAAACTTCATATACTATAGTTTCTTTTTTTATTTTGCAATTAGTTATTTTCATTATAAACTTCCTTTCAAACACTGCTGAAATAGACGTCTTTTTTAAATAAGCATAATTAATACTTCAATTCTTTAATCCACATATATTTAAAAGTGAGGTAGTAGGTAATAAATATAAGACTTAAAGTTAAGATTGCTTTTTTCATGTCAATTTCTCCTTTGTTTATATTTATATTAAAGCGCTAAATATACGTTATTAATCACATTTTAGTTCTATCAGTAATTTTAGACTCCATAACTCTTTGACGTGACTCTTTAGCTTCTCGAATCATATCTTTAAATCCTTGACTGTCTATAAAAGATTTAGCTTCTTCTATTTGCTCTTGAGTTAACTCTTTACCACCGGTGTTAATGTGTAAGTGTTCAATTTCTTTATAAGAATTCATTTTTAGACTCCTGTTCTTCAAACTCACTTTTAGTTATAGGTAAATCGTTTTTCAATCTATAAGTCAGTTCTTCTTCTGTATAAAAGGGGATTTCAACCATTTCCCACTCTTCAATGTTAATGTCAACTTCTTTTAAATTCATTTTACTACCTCCTATAAAATAACTTTTCCAACTAACCTCACACTTTCATTATCATAAAAATGTAAATCTTTATACTTTTTATTTAAAGAAACCAACGTTAATCTGTTATCTTCTACATAAACCTTCTTTACGTAAGCATCTCCATTTATAATAAAGACGCCTATTTGTCCATCTTTGATAGTGTGAGATTTTTCAATGAATATAATTTGTCCATTTTTAAATAACGGCTCCATTGAGTCTCCATTTACTTTTAAAGCTATATCATGTGCGGGGACATAACCTCTTATGAATTCTTTTGAAATAGGCTCGTTATATAATCTTTCACCAATACCAGCAGACGCACAACCATATATATCCACTTCGGATTTTTCTTGAATGTAAGAATTGAAATCTACCAGATTATCACTGTCATTATTTTGCTCTTCTAATTGATTAGTCGCATATTTTAGTACATTGCTTTGTCTTGGAGGTGTGAGTTGAGATGATACGTTATGAATTTCTTCAATAATTTTCGAATCATCCATATCATGTATTAAATCTAAGGGTTTAACTCCAAAAACATTAGCTATTTCAGGTAATTTATCTAGTTTTGGACTTCTAATTCCCTTTCTCCATCTTGTGACTGTTGTTCTATTAACATCTACTAATTCTGCTAATTCACTATCACTCATATCTCTTTTGTTCATCAGACGTTCTAAATTCGAAGAAAATGAACTCATATTTTTATCTCCTTTAAACATATTATCTAACTAATAACTTCATTATATGCCTACAGTTCCAAAAATGCAACAAAAACATAAAAATATGTGTAGAGGCAAAAAAATATGTAAAAAGCACTTGCAATTTTGGAACATCAGGTGTAGTATTGTTTTCAGGAGGTGTTCCAAAAATGCACAAAGATTTATATAGCTCTAGAAAAGCGGCGAAAAAGAACCAAGACTTTATGGGGAGTTTGATTGGTGTTTCGGGTCAACAATACGGAAAAAGAGAACGCGGAGAGATTCCTATTAATTTAGATGAAGCGATGATTTTTTCTAAGGCTCTCGAAACACCTATACAAGAACTATTTCCAGAATATTTTTTTATTGAGCGAGTTCCAAAAATGCACAAAAACGAAATAACATCTTAAAAGGAGGACACTATGGAACAAATCACGTTAACCAAAGAAGAGTGTGTCGAACAATGCATCAATAAAGACTTAAAACTTTTAGATTATCGAGTTCAACAAATTTTAGAAGGTGTTCTATCAGAAAGTACCACATACGGTGATGCAAGAAATAAATTAGAAACATTGAAAATTATTGCTGAATCTCATTTTAAAACCGAACATGCTTCAGTTATTTACAAATTAGCATTGAAAAAGTTAGACGAAAAAATCAACGCCACTCCAATTAAAGAGTGACGGAAAGGGAGGATTTTAAATGTTTAAGGTTTTAAATGATATAAAAACTTCTTTAAAAAACCATCCTTGGGGTTGGAAAGAGCACTTACCTTATTTGCTGATGTTAACTCTGTCACTTGTGGCTCTGATTCTCGGTGTTCTGTCCGCGATTCTATGATAACAGGCTTTATATAGATTCCTTTGTTGGTAGTGACTTTGATAGTCACATCCCATTCCCATATCACTGGATATTCTTCGAGCAAAAAAGTACATTCTACACTTTCATAAGGTCCTAAAGTAAATGGAATGGAGTAGTTTTTATCTTTATATCGTATAGGTTTGAACGTTTTTTGTTCATTTACTTTATTTTTAATATCAAATTCAACGTCAATAACAGAAATGGGAAACTTTGTGAAATTAATAAATGTTATATCGTTGTAACTTGATTTGTCATCGACCAAGTAATTAAAGCTTCTGGTAGGTATAACATCGATGTTAAGAGAATCTTTCATATAGTCTAAATAATATTTAAGTGCAGTCAGTAAGAAACTAAAAATTGCGATACAAATCGCGATTATGTCCATACTTATCACCTCCTTAGGTTGATAACTAAATTATACACGAAAGGAGCATAAACAATATGCAAGCATTACAAACAAAATCGAACATCGGCGAAATGTTCAACATACAAGAAAAAGAAAACGGAGAAATCGCAATCAGCGGTCGAGAACTTCATCAAGCATTAGAGGTTAAGACTCCATACAAAAAATGGTTTGAAAGAATGAGTGATTACGGATTTGAAGAAAATATCGATTATGTAGTCACGGACATTTTTGTCCATAACCCACTAGGAGGTCGTCAGAATCAAACTGACCACGCACTCACACTAGACACTGCAAAAGAAATCGCAATGATTCAACGCAGTGAACCTGGTAAACGTGCAAGACAATACTTCATCCAAGTTGAAAAAGCATGGAACAGCCCAGAAATGATTATGCAACGTGCTTTAAAAATTGCTAACAACACAATCAATCAATTAGAAACAAAGATTGAACGTGATAAACCAAAAATTGTATTTGCAGATGCAGTAGCTACTACTAAGACATCAATTTTAGTTGGAGAGTTAGCAAAGATCATTAAACAAAACGGTGTAAACATCGGGCAACGCAGATTGTTTGAGTGGTTACGTCAAAACGGATTCCTTATTAAACGCAAGGGTGTGGATTATAACATGCCTACACAGTATTCAATGGAACGTGAGTTATTCGAAATTAAAGAAACATCAATCACACATTCGGACGGTCACACATCAATTAGTAAGACGCCAAAAGTAACAGGCAAAGGACAACAATACTTTGTTAATAAGTTTTTAGGAGAAAAACAAACAACTTAACAGGAGGGCACAGCAAATGGAAGCTCAAAACAAAAAAGTCATCTATTACTACTATGACGAAGCAAATAATAGACGACTATTATCAATTGGTAACTTAGATACCTATTTATTAGCAGATATCAAATCAAGATTTGGTTTATATAAAAAGGCAATCCCTGATTTAGATAATCTATACATTCAAATAGATGGTATCGAATTTAAATTATATTAAATTTTTGGAAATGCAAAGGAGGCATAACAAATGTTACAAAAATTTAGAATCGCGAAAGAAAAAAATAAATTAAAACTCAAATTACTAAAGCATGCTAGTTACTGTTTAGAAAGAAGTAACAACCCTGAATTGTTGCGAGCAGTTGCAGAGTTGTTAAAGAAGGTTAACTAAATTAGGCCTTATTATTACTTTTTAGAATGTGAACAATAGGTCGATAAAAAACTTAATAAACAAACTATAGCAACTATCAATGAATTTTGAATATGTAAATCGTTCTCGTTTATATAGTTTGTTACAAAGATTTGAATGTCAGCACCTGCTGCAATGCCATTAGACCATCTTATTAACTTTTTGAAAGGATGTGGAAAATCATTTTCGATACGTTTGACAAATTCATCGTGTCTCTTGTAGGTACTTTGCTCATTTATTGGATAGGTCGAATTGATGGCTTCAGCCAAAGTAGAGATAGCAGTTGGATTGATATAAAAATCTCTAATGGTCTGTTGTGCTTGAAGTACAATCTCATCATCAAACCTATAGAGTTCCTTAAAAGATTTTATCGTTTCTTCAGAAAATAAATTTCTTTGAAATGTTAGAGATGAAAAAGAATTACGCAAATTAAAATTCATTTCAATTAAGTTGTTTAGATGAAAGTCTACTTTGAAGTCAGAAAATAAATTTATGTTGTTTCTATTAATTATATCTAATTGGTACTTAGGTTTTAAAGATTGTTTAATTGCCATACTTTTAGAAATTTCAACATTACTAATTACGTTATTAATAGAAAAACGAACATTTTTTAAAGGATCAATATACACCAATATCACCTCCTTTCACTAGGAGATAACAACATTATACACGAAAGGAAAGATAGAAATGCCACATATTTTAAACGTAACAGTTCCAATACCTGAAACACATGTACTTATCACAAAAGATGAATATGATGAGCTAATTGGTTATTCATTAGACCCTGTATGGAACATGAGTGACTTAAAGAAGAAATTAAAAATTGCATCTGATGAGACTATCAAGGACAGATTACTATTTCATCCTAGATTTGAAAAAGAACTAAGAGCGCAAGGAATTGTGCATTACCCAGATGAGAATTTTAATCGCTGGAGATTTAACGCAAGAAAGATGAATAAATTCGTCGATGAGCATTTCAATGAAATATATAAGGAGAGAATAAAATGAGCAACATTTATAAAAGCTACCTAGTAGCAGTACTGTGCTTTACAGTCTTAGCAATTGTACTTATGCCGTTTCTATACTTCACTACTGCATGGTCGATTGCGGGATTCGCAAGTATCGCAACATTCATATTTTATAAGGAATACTTTTATGAAGAATAAAAAAACTGTTACTCACGGCAATGAGTAACAGTCTAAACAATTAGAAAATTAATGCATATTCAATATAAAACGAAATAAAGGAAGTGTCAACAATGTACTACAAAATTGGCGATGTATGTCAAAAAGTAATTAATGTAGACGGATTCGATTTTAAATTAGCAGTTAAGAAACAAGATTACAGCATTCTAGTGAATGTCTTAGATTTAGAAGATAGATTTATCGACAGTATAAATATAACAGATGAGAATGATCTATACACAGCATTAGACATATTAAATCAATCTATTTATGAATGGATTGAAGAGAACACAGACGAAAGAGACAGGCTAATTAACTTAGTCATGAGATGGTAGGTATAAGCATGAGAGATACAGAAAGAAATATATTGAATATTTTTAAGACGTTATTCGACGAATATACTTTGTCAAACCAACGAGCATTATTGGAAATTGAACGTAATCATCACGGATACTTATCGATTAATTTCTTACACTATCACGACAGTTACAAAACAAACAATAAGCTTGTGCAGATACATGAAATCAATCCAGACAGCCATGAACGAATAAAAAATTTAATTATCGAGGTGCTAAGAGGTCATCGGAAGATTAAAAAAGGAGCATGAGGAAAGATATGAAAATAAATAAGTTAACTATATCGAACTTTGCTGGAATCAAAGAAGAAAAATTTAACTTTGACGGTAAAGATGCAAAAATATACGGCAATAATGCGACTGGCAAGACTACAACAGCAACCGCATTACAATGGCTGCTTTTCGATAAAGGTTTGGACGGATCAACCAAATCATTTAACCCTGTACCTTTAAACGAAAAAAACGAAGAAAATTATGAGTTAATTCCGACTGTTTTCGCAGAATTTGAAATCGACGGAAAAATTACGACTTTTAAAAAAGAGTCACATCCTAAATACACAATAAATCAAAAAACGAATCGCAAGGAATACTCACGAAGTCGAACGAAGAAACAATATATCAATGATGAATCAATAAAAGTAAAGGATTATAAAGCTCGTATTGATGAACTGATTGATGAAGATGTATTCAAGTTAATTACGAACCCTCAAGCATTTAACTTACTAGATTGGAAGAAGCGAAGAAGTTTGTTGTTTGAAATTGCTAAACCAATCAATGATGAGGATGTCATTAAAACAAATGATGATTTTAAAGAATTAAATAATATTCTTGGAGATCATGAAATTGAAACAAAGAAAAAGATTCTTACGGACAAGATAAAACAGATTAACAAAGATATCAAAGATATTCCGATACGTATTAACCAAACACAACAAAATAAGCAGGATGTACCGGAATTCGATAATGATAGATACGCAATTATCAAACAAGAAATTGAGCAACTTGAAAATGAGCGTATAGATATTCAAAACGGTAAGGAAGAAATTAATTTGCGTAATCAATTAGCTGATAAACAATCAGAATTGAAACGCATAGAAGACAATAACAGCGCAAGTAATGAGAACAAAATCCATGCTTTAACAAATGAATTACACGTTGAAAATGGAACGGTAGCAAACCTTAAAACGAGATTAAAGCAAAACAAACAACAAATCACGCATGAAGAAAATAGACGTAATCAATTATTAGAAAATCATAAAGGATTAAAAAGTGATTTAGAAAAAGCTAAAAATCAAAAATTTGAATATCTTGATGATAATGTATGTAGTTGTTGTGGTCAACAGTTACCAGCTGAACAAGTGAATGAGGCAAGAGAAAAAGCATTGCAGAAATTCAATGCTAGCAAATCGAAAGAATTAGAAACAATACAAACATCTATCAATCACATTATTTCAGAAGGCAAGAAAATAAAGCCAATCATCGAGAAGTTAGAGGATGACAATAATAATCTTCAAATTAAAATCAACGAAGCAGAAGAGCGTTCAGCAAGAATACAAAACAAAATTAATAAGTTGAAAACAACTCACGTTGACGTTACGCAAACTGACGAATACAAAGCAGTAATGTTAGAGATAAATGAGATTAATCAAAAACGCTCTAACATCAGGAAAACTATTCAAGATAAAGTTTCAGGAATAGATGACAAAATAAGCGAACTTACTCAAGAAAAATCAGAAATTGAAGTGTCAAGATCAATCGAAAAATCAAATAAACATCTAGATGATGTTATTTCTGAATTAAGAAATGAAGAAGACAGATTATTGGATGAAAAAGAAAAGTATTCACATGACCTTTATATCTTAAAAGAATTTACAACAACAAAAGTCAAAATGCTTACTGAAAATATCAATAACGAATTTGATATTGCTGAATTTAAGTTATTCAATACCTTAGTTAACGGCGAATTAGAAGAAACATGTTCCACAACGGTTAACGGCGTCGAATACGACAGCGGTTTAAATAACGCCTCAAGAATTAATGTTGGCTTAGATATCATTAATACACTGTCAAAACATTTTAAAGTTACAGCGCCAATATTTATTGATAATGCTGAATCAGTAACAGAGCTTATCAAAACAGAATCACAACAAATTCAATTGATAGTAAATGAACAAGATAAAAAATTAAGAATGGAGACTATATAAAATGACTGAAAATAATAAATTACAAACTATTGAACAACAATTAGTACAAGAAAAGAACGTATCTGACAACGTATTAAACAAAGTGAGAGTTTTAGAGTCACAAGGCAATTTGGAATTGCCAAATGATTATTCACCAAGTAATGCCATGAAACAAGCATGGTTACAAATCAGCCAAGATAACAAATTAATGAGTTGTAACGATACAAGCAAAGCAAATGCCTTATTAGACATGGTAACGCAAGGTTTAAATCCAGCTAAAAATCAATGCTACTTTATTCCTTACGGCAACAAAATGCAGTTACAACGTAGCTATCACGGTAATGTAATGATGTTAAAACGTGATGCAGGTGCTCAAGATGTTGTTGCTCAAGTGATTTATAAAGGCGATACATTCAAGCAAGAAATGGGAGAAACAGGACGTATCAAAGCGATTAAACACGAACAAGACTTCTTTAACATCGACAAAGAAAACATTATCGGTGCGTACTGCACAATCGTATTTAATGATGGACGAGATAACTATATTGAAGTCATGACTATTGAACAAATTAAACAAGCATGGATGCAGTCATCAATGATTAAAGATGAAAAAGCATTACAAAATTCTAAAACACATAATAATTTCAAAGAAGAAATGGCTAAAAAAACAGTTATCAATAGAGCTGCTAAACGTTATATCAACACATCAACAGATAGCAATCTTTTCAAATACGCACAAGAATCCGAACAACGTCAACGCAAAGAAGTGTTGGACGCAGAAGTTGAAGAAAATGCAAATCAAGAACAATTGGACTTTGAACAACCAGTTCTTGAAGAAGCACAATACACAGAATTAGAAAATGATAAGCCTATTGATGTATCTGACTTTGAAGAAATAAAAAAACCTGCAACAGAAAAAGAAAGAGAAGAAGAGCCATTTTAATTGAAACAATAGCAACTGGTTCAAGTGGTAACTGCTACGTCTTAAATGATGGACGTACTACGTTACTACTTGAGGCAGGTATAAAATTTGAACGTGTTCAAAAGCATTTCAAATATAAAACAAGACATATAGCAGGGTGTCTTATCACACACGAACATGGTGATCATGCAAAGTATACAAAGCAGTTTGTCGACAATGGTGTAATCAGCTATATGACTGCTGGAACACAACAAGCTATGAATTTTGAAAGTCATCGCTCATGCACGATTAAGGCAAAACAAGAGCTACGAATTGGTACGTGGTCAATTTTACCGTTTGACATTGAACATGATGCTAACGAGCCTGTGGCTTTCTTATTACAAAGCACATTAGGTTATAAGGTTCTGTATGTTACTGATACAAAGTATTTGAAATACAAATTTAACGGCATTACACACATGATGCTAGAAGTTAATTATATCTATGAACAAATGCAAGAAAACATAAAAAACGGCAGTGTACACAGCGCATTAGCAAATAGAATTATGGAGTCTCATTTTAGCTTAGAACATGCTATCGGAATGTTAAAAGCAAATGATTTAACTAGACTCGAAGAAATACATTTAAGTAGTCAAAATTCAAATGCAAAATACATTAAAAGTGAAATACAAAAAGTGACGGGCGTCCCCGTTTATGTTGGAGGTTTATAAATGATAAATAGAACAATATTAGTTGGTCGTTTAACTAGAGACCCAGAATTAAGGACCACTCAAAGTGGTGTAAATGTAGCATCATTCACATTAGCGGTTAACCGTACATTTACGAATGCACAAGGCGAGCGCGAGGCAGATTTTATTAATGTCATTGTATTTAAAAAACAAGCAGAGAACGTTAATAAATACCTATCTAAAGGATCGTTGGCGGGCGTAGATGGTAGGTTACAAACGCGGAACTATGAAAATAAGGAAGGTCAACGTGTATACGTTACGGAAGTTGTTGCCGATAGTATTCAATTTTTAGAACCGAAGAACACAAATGATAATCAACAAGATTTATACAAACAACAAGCGCAACAATCACGTGGACAGTCTCAATATCCATATAACAAACCAGTAAAAGATAATCCGTTCGCAAATGCGAATGATCCTATTGAAATAGATGACGATGATTTACCATTCTAATTTAACCGGTTTGAAAGTGAGGTGTGTATATGACTGGTTGGATAAAACTTCATAGAAAACTATTAGATTCGCCTATTTTTCAGAACGAAAAGTTATTCAAAGTATTTGCATATTGTCTTATGAAAGCTAGTCATAAGGATCATACACAGCTTGTTGGCAGGCGGGTTGTCGAATTAGAAAAAGGTCAATTTGTGTTCGGGAGAAAGCGAGCAAGCGAAGAGTTACGTCTCAAAGAATCCACAGTAAGAGACTACATAAAGCTTTTAGAAAACCTTGGAACTATCGTCGTAAAGTCCGACAACAAATTTTCTGTTATAACCGTTGTCAATTGGGCGATTTATCAAAGTATGGAAGAAAATTCCGACAGCAAAAACGACAACAAATCAACAACAAATGGACAACAAATCAACAACAAATCAACAACAAATGGACAACAAATCAACACAAACAAGAATGTAAAGAATGGGGATAATGTAAAGAATGATGAGAATGAGAAGAAGAAGGTAACCGCCTTCGACTTCTTTCAAGATAACGGATTCGGTTTCATAACTCCTTACAATTTAGACGATTTAAATTATTATCTTGATTCATTTGAAAATGATTCAGATGAAATAGTTACCGCATCACTTAAAATCGCTAAAGACAGAAACAAGGTTACTTGGGGATATGCTAAAAGCATTTTGAATACATGGCTTAATGCAAACTTGAAATCTATTGAACAAGTACGTGCATTTGAAAAGCAACAACTGGAAAGCAAAAAGCAAACTAATAAACCTTATGTTAAACCATCGAAAGAAAAAACACCCAAATGGCTCACAGACAGCACGAGAGAAACGAAAACGCCGGAAGTAGATGAAAACCTTGAGAAAGACAGAGAAGCTTTTATTAAGCGTCTAAATAGCAAATGGGAGTGATTGAAAATGGATGCATTTGATAAATACTATCTATTTGATCATGACGGCAACAAAATGTTTTCAGTTACACCACATTTTAAAGATGGTCGGCATTTAGTTGTTGGAATAAAAGAAACAAAATTTAATGGTCGTCGTTGGTATTTAGACGATTATGAATTAAATACACTTATTGATAATGAACAAATGGAGTTAGGACACCAAACAAGCTTATTTGAATATATATGAGGGATTACATGGAGATAGAAATTAAATTTAATGAAGTGTTTAATGCGCCGATGGGGTCGCCTCGTCCACGCTTTCGTAAAACAGGTAGATTTGTTCAAACTTACATGCCAACGTCTTACACAAAGCATAAAGCGTATATACAAGGGCAAATGCCTAAGTTAAATCTAGAGCGCGCACTAAAAATCGAATTAGACTTTTACTTTCCATTGCTTAAATCATGGTCGAAGAAAAAGAAAATTGAAATGGTTGGACAGTATAAAGTGACTAAGCAGGATATCGATAACTTAATTAAAACGGTATTAGATGCTTGTAATGGTCATGTATGGAAAGACGATAACCAAATTACAGAAATAACTAGCTCAAAGCGTTATGGAATTGAGCCCAAAATAATCATACGAATAGAAGAAATATAAGAGGTGGATAAAATGGCGAGAAAAGCAAGAATTGTAACAATAAACGATAAACCTTATAGGTTCAGTAAATTTGAAATGGAATTAATAGAAAGTCACGGTATAACCGCTGGAATGGTTTCTAAGAGAGTAAAAGACGGTTGGGAACTACATGAAGCAATGGACGCACCAGAAGGTACGCGTTTAAGCGAGTACAGAGAAAAGAAAACAATAGAAAGACTGGAACAAGCTAGACTCGAACGCAAATTGGAAAGAAAGCGAAAGAGAGAGGCTGAGCTAAGAAGAAAGAAGCCACATTTGTTTAATGTACCACAGAAACATCCAAGAGGACGTTATGCGTGCTACCTGATGGAAAACGACATATTCGTGAAAGTTAAGAAGTAGATCATGACAGATAACGCACGCAAAGAATACCTAAATCAATTCTTTGGATCTAAGAGATATCTGTATCAGGATAACGAACGAGTGGCACATATTCATGTAGTAAACGGCACTTATTACTTTCATGGGCATATCGTACCAGGTTGGCAAGGCGTGAAAAAGACATTTGATACAGCAGAAGAGCTCGAAACATATATAAAGCAACATGGTTTGGAATACGAGGAGCAGAAGCAACTAACTTTATTTTAGAGGAGATGGAAATGATGAATAACCGCGAACAAATTGAACAATCAATTATCAGTGCTAGTGCCTATAACGGTAATGACACAGAGGGATTACTAAAAGAGGTTGAAGACGTGTATAAGAAAGCGCAAGCGTTTGATGAAATACTTGAGGGTTTACCTAATGCTATGCAAGATGCACTCAAAGAAGATATTGGTCTTGATGAAGCAGTAGGGATTATGACGGGGCAAGTGGTCTATAAATATGAGGAGGAGCAGGAAAATGAGTATTAGTGTAGGAGATAAAGTATATAACCATGAAACAAACGAAAGTCTAGAGATTGTGCAATTGGTCGGAGATATTAGAGATACACATTATAAACTGTCTGATGATTCAGTTATTAGCATTATAGATTTTATTACTAAACCAATTTATCTAATTAAGGGGGACGAGTGAGTGGAATGGAAACGATTAAAAAAATGTGGTGCCGCACCCAGTTATCAAAAATAAAAACTTAAAGTCGGTATACGTAACAAAAGATAATGTGAAAGAGGTTCAAAAAGAATTAGGTTTCTTTGAAATTTTTAGTGAAGAAGTGTTATTAACTTGATTTTTATCATTTCAAAGGATGCCTATTTACATTATTTGGATTAATCCTAAATCTCATAAGACGCATAGATATTACTTTGCTAACGAGCATGAGATTGAAAGATATTTTGAATTTTTGGAGGACGAGTAAATGCTTGAAATCATCGACCAACGTGATGCATTGCTAGAAGAAAAGTATTTAAACGACGACTGGTGGTACGAGTTAGATTATTGGTTGAATAAACGCAAGTCAGAAAATGAACAGATTGATATTGATAGAGTGCTTAAATTTATTGAGGAATTAAAACGATAGGAGATAACGAATAAATGAATAATTTAACAGTAGATCAATTACAAGAGTTATTACAAATACAAAAGGAGTTCGACGATAGAATACCAACGCTGAACTTACGAGATAGCAAAATAGCATATGTAGTTGAATTCTTTGAATGGTTTAATACATTGGAAACGTTTAAGAACTGGAAGAAGAAACCAGGTAAGCCGTTAGACGTACAACTTGATGAATTAGCTGACATGTTGGCGTTTGGATTGAGTATTGCGAATCAAGTAGGAGTGTCATCAGAAGAGATAAAAGAAGCGATTGAATCAAGTTTTAAAGATACAGAATTTCACAAAATGTTTAATTTTAAAGATAAAGAATTTGCTCAAGACGCAGTTGTTAGTACACCACAGATAATATTCAAAGAATTTTATCCCGACCAACAAGCAATTGTTATAGTGATAGACATAGCTTACAACTTATATTCTATCGACCAACTCATTGACGCATACAAAAAGAAAATGAAAAGGAATCATGAAAGACAAGATGGAACAGCAGACGCAGGAAAAGGATACGTGTAAAGACATATTAGATCGAGTCAAGGAGGTTTTGGGGAAGTGACACAATACCTAGTCACAACATTCAAAGATTCAACAGGACGCAAGCATACACACATAACTAAAGCTAAGAGCAATCAAAGGTTTACAGTTGTTGAGGCAGAGAGTAAAGAAGAAGCGAAAGAGAGGTACGAGGCGCAAGTTAAAAGAGGTGCAGTTATTAAAGTGGGTCAGTTGTTTGAAAATATAAGGGAGTGTGGGAAATGATTAAGCAAATACTAAGATTATTATTCCTACTAGCAATGTACGAGTTAGGTAAGTATGTAACTGAGCAAGTATATATTATGATGACGGCTAATGATGATGTAGAGGCGTCGAGTGATTACGTCTTTCGAGCGGAGGTGAGTGAATAATGAGAATATTTATTTATGATTTGATCGTTTTGCTGTTTGCTTTCTTAATATCCATATATATTATTGATGATGGAGTGATAATAAATGCATTAGGAATTTTTGGTATGTATAAAATTATAGATTCCTTTTCAGAAAATATTATAAAGAGGTAGATAAAAATGAACGAGCAAATAATAGGAAGCATATATACTTTAGCAGGAGGTGTTGTGCTTTATTCAGTTAAAGAGATTTTTAGGTATTTTACAGATTCTAACTTACAACGTAAAAAAATCAATTTAGAACAAATATATCCGATATATTTAGATTGTTTTAAAAAGGCTAAAAAGATGATTGGAGCTTATATTATTCCAACAGAACAGCATGAATTTTTAGATTTTTTTGATATTGAAGTCTTTAATAATTTAGATAAGCAAAGTAAAAAAGCGTATGAAAATGTTATTGGATTTAGACAAATGATTAATTTATCAAATAGAGTTAAGGCAATGGAAGATTTTAAGATGAGTTTCAACAATGAATTTAGTACAAATCAGATTTTTTTTAATCCTTCTTTTGTTATGGAAACAATTGCTATTATAAATGAATATCAAAAAGATATATCTTATTTAAAAAATATAATTAATAAAATGAATGAAAATAGAGCTTATAATCATATTGATAGTTTTATCACTTCAGAGTACCGACGAAAAATAAACGATTATAATCTTTATCTTGATAAATTTGAAGAACAGTTTAGTCAAAAGTTTAAAATAAACAGAACTTCGATAAAAGAAAGAATTATTATTAATTTAAACAAGAGGAGATTTAAATGATGTGGATTACTATGACTATTGTATTTGCTATATTGCTATTAGTTTGTATCAGTATTAATAGTGATCGTGCAAGAGAGATACAAGCACTCAGATATATGAATGATTATCTACTTGATGAAGTAGTTAAAACTAAAGGATACAACGGGTTAGAAGAATACAGGATTGAATTGAAGCGAATGAATAACGATATTAAAAAGTAATTTATATTATCGGAGGTATTGCATTGAATGATAAAGATTGAGAAACATGATATCAAAAAGCTTGAAGAATACATTCAGCACATCGATAACTATCGAAGAGAGTTGAAGATGCGAGAATATGAATTACTTGAAAGTCATGAACCAGATAATGCAGGAGCTAGCAAAAGTAATTTGCCAGGTAATCCGATTGAACGATGTGCAATAAAGAAGTTTAGTGATAACAGATACAATACATTAAGAAATATAGTTAATGGTGTAGATAGACTGATAGATGAGAGCGATGAGGATACGCTTGAGTTATTAAGGTTTAGATATTGGGATTGTCCTATTGGTTGTTATGAGTGGGAAGATATCGCGCATTACTTTGGTACAAGTAAGACAAGTATATTGCGTAGAAGAAATGCACTGATCGATAAGTTAGCGAAGTATATTGGTTATGTGTAGCGGACTTTCACCCTATGTAAGTCCGCATTAAAACAGTTTATTATGTTAGTATCAGATTAATATTTAAAGTTATTAAATGCTAATACAACGCATGAACAAGAGGCGCATCACTATGTGATGTGTCTTTTTATTTATGAGGTATGAACATGTTCAAACTAATTGTAAATACATTACTACACATCAAGTATAGATGCGTCTTGATACTACTTAAGTTATATAAGGTGAAACATTATGATGACTAAAGACGAACGTATACGATTCTATAAGTCTAAAGAATGGCAAACAACAAGAAAAAGAGTGCTAGAAAGAGATAATTATGAATGTCAACAATGTAAGCGAGACGGCAAGTTAACGACATATGACAAAAGCAAGCGTAAGTCGTTGGATGTAGATCATATATTATCGCTAGAACATCATCCGGAGTTTGCTCATGACTTAAACAATTTAGAAACACTGTGTATTAAATGTCACAACAAAAAAGAAAAGAGATTTATAAAAAAAGAAAATAAATGGAAAGATGAAAAATGGTAAATACCCCCGGGTCAAAAAAATCGAAAGTGATCAAAACGCTTGGGGAACGGGCAGGGGCTCGACTTCGCGATAATTTTAAAAATCCATGTATAACCCCCCCTCTTATAACCATTTTAAGGCAGGTGATGAAATGGAGATTATAGTTGATGAAAACTTAGTGCTTAAAGAAAAAGAAAGGCTGCAAGTATTATATAAAGACATACCTAGCAATAAATTAAAAGTAGTTGATGGTTTAATTATTCAAGCAGCAAGGCTACGTGTAATGCTTGATTACATGTGGGAAGACATAAAAGAAAAAGGTGACTATGATTTATTTACTCAATCTGAAAAGGCGCCACCATATGAAAGGGAAAGACCAGTAGCCAAACTATTTAATGCTAGAGATGCTGCATATCAAAAAATAATCAAACAATTATCGGATTTATTGCCCGAAGAGAAAGAAGACACAGAAACGCCATCTGATGATTACCTATGATTAGTAATAAATACGTTGATGAATATATAAATTTGTGGAAACAAGGAAAGATAATTTTAAATAAAGAAAGAATTGATCTCTTTAATTATCTACAAAAACATATATATTCACGAGATGATGTATATTTTGATGAACAGAAAATCGAGGATTGTATCAAATTTATTGAAAAATGGTATTTTCCAACATTACCATTTCAAAGGTTTATCATAGCTAATATATTTCTTATAGATAAAAATACAGATGAAGCTTTCTTTACAGAATTTGCTATTTTCATGGGACGTGGAGGCGGGAAAAACGGTCTAATAAGTGCTATTAGTGATTTTCTTTCTACGCCCTTACACGGAGTTAAAGAATATCACATCTCCATTGTTGCTAATAGTGAAGATCAAGCAAAAACATCGTTTGATGAAATCAGAACCGTTTTAATGGATAACAAACGAAATAAGACGGGTAAAACGCCAAAAGCTCCTTATGAAGTTAGTAAAGCAAAAATAATAAACCGTGCAACTAAATCGGTTATTCGATATAACACATCAAACACAAAAACCAAAGACGGTGGACGTGAGGGGTGTGTTATTTTTGATGAAATTCATTATTTCTTTGGTCCTGAAATGGTAAACGTCAAACGTGGTGGATTAGGTAAAAAGAAAAATAGAAGAACGTTTTATATAAGTACTGATGGTTTTGTTAGAGAGGGTTATATCGATGCAATGAAGCACAAAATTGCAAGTGTATTAAGTGGCAAGGTTAAAAATAGTAGATTGTTTGCTTTTTATTGTAAGTTAGACGATCCAAAAGAAGTTGATGACAGACAGACGTGGGAAAAGGCGAACCCAATGTTACATAAACCGTTATCAGAATACGCTAAAACACTGCTAAGCACGATTGAAGAAGAATATAACGATTTACCATTCAACCGTTCAAATAAGCCTGAATTCATGACTAAGCGAATGAATTTGCCTGAAGTTGACCTTGAAAAAGTAATAGCACCATGGAAAGAAATACTAGCGACTAATAGAGAGATACCAAATTTAGATAATCAAATGTGTATTGGTGGTTTAGACTTTGCAAATATCCGAGATTTCGCAAGTGTAGGGCTACTATTTCGAAAGAACGACGATTATATTTGGTTAGGACATTCTTTTGTAAGACAAGGGTTTTTGGATGATGTCAAATTAGAGCCACCTATTAAAGAATGGGAAAAAATGGGATTATTGACCATTGTAGATGATGATGTCATTGAAATTGAATATATAGTTGATTGGTTTTTAAAGGCTAGAGAAAAATATGGGCTTGAAAAAGTCATAGCTGATAATTATAGAACTGATATTGTAAGACGTGCGTTTGAGGATGCTGGCATAAAACTTGAAGTACTTAGAAATCCAAAAGCAATACATGGATTACTTGCACCACGTATCGATACAATGTTTGCGAAACATAACGTAATATATGGAGACAATCCTTTGATGCGTTGGTTTACTAATAATGTTGCAGTAAAGGTTAAACCCGATGGTAATAAAGAATATATTAAAAAAGATGAAAATAGAAGAAAAACCGATGGGTTCATGGCTTTTGTTCACGCATTATATAGAGCAGACGATATAGTAGACAAAGACATGTCTAAAGCGCTTGATGCATTAATGAGTATAGATTTCTAATAGAGGAGGTGAGACATGAGTATTCTAGAAAAGATATTTAAAACTAGGAAAGATATAACATATATGCTTGATTTAGATATGATAGAAGATCTATCACAACAAGCGTATGTGAAACGTTTAGCGATTGATAGTTGTATTGAATTTGTTGCGCGAGCTGTCGCTCAAAGTCATTTTAAAGTATTGGAAGGTAATAGAATTCAAAAGAATGATGTTTACTACAAGTTAAATATAAAACCAAATACTGACTTATCAAGCGATAGTTTTTGGCAACAAGTTATATATAAACTAATTTATGATAACGAGGTTTTAATCGTAGTAAGTGACAGCAAAGAATTACTTATCGCAGATAGCTTTTACAGAGAAGAGTACGCTTTGTATGATGATATATTCAAAGATGTAACGGTTAAAGATTATACTTATCAACGTACTTTCACAATGCAAGAGGTCATATATTTAAAGTACAACAACAATAAAGTGACACACTTTGTAGAAAGTCTATTCGAAGATTACGGGAAAATATTCGGAAGAATGATAGGTGCACAATTAAAAAACTATCAAATAAGAGGGATTTTGAAATCTGCCTCTAGCGCATATGACGAAAAGAATATAGAAAAATTACAAGCGTTCACAAATAAATTATTCAATACTTTTAATAAAAATCAACTAGCAATCGCGCCTTTGATAGAAGGTTTTGATTATGAGGAATTATCTAATGGTGGTAAGAATAGTAACATGCCTTTTTCTGAATTGAGTGAGCTAATGAGAGATGCAATAAAAAATGTTGCGTTGATGATTGGTATACCTCCAGGTTTGATTTACGGAGAAACAGCTGATTTGGAAAAGAACACGCTTGTATTTGAGAAGTTCTGTTTAACACCTTTATTAAAAAAGATTCAGAACGAATTAAACGCGAAACTCATAACACAAAGCATGTATTTGAAAGATACAAGAATAGAAATTGTCGGTGTGAATAAAAAAGACCCACTTCAATATGCTGAAGCAATTGACAAACTTGTAAGTTCTGGTTCATTTACAAGGAATGAGGTGCGGATTATGTTAGGTGAAGAACCATCAGACAATCCTGAATTAGACGAATACCTGATTACTAAAAACTACGAAAAAGCTAACAGTGGTGAAAATGATGAAAAAGAAAAAGATGAAAACACTTTGAAAGGTGGTGATGAAGATGAAAGTGGAGATTAAAGGCGTCATCGTTTCCAACGAAGATAAATGGGTTTACGAAATGCTTGGTATGGATTCGACTTGTCCTAAAGATGTTTTAACACAACTAGAATTTAGTGATGAAGATGTTGATATTATAATTAACTCAAATGGTGGTAACCTAGTAGCTGGTAGTGAAATATATACACATTTAAGAGCTCATAAAGGCAAAGTGAATGTTCGTATCACAGCAATAGCAGCAAGTGCGGCATCGCTTATCGCAATGGCTGGTGACCACATCGAAATGAGTCCGGTTGCTAGAATGATGATTCACAATCCTTCAAGTATTGCGCAAGGAGAAGCGAAAGATCTAAATCATGCTGCAGAAACATTAGAACATGTTGGTCAAATAATGGCTGAGGCATATGCGGTTAGAGCTGGTAAAAACAAACAAGAACTTGTAGAAATGATGGCTAGGGAAACGTGGCTAAATGCTGATGAAGCCATTGAACAAGGTTTTGCGGATAGTAAAATGTTTGAAAACGACAATATGCAAATTGTAGCAAGCAATACACAAGTGTTATCGAAAGATGTATTAAATCGTGTAACAGCTTTGGTAAGTAAAACGCCAGAGGTTAACATTGATATTGACGCAATAGCAAATAAAGTAATTGAAAAAATAAATATGAAAGAAAAGGAATCAGAAATCGATGTTGCAGATAGTAAAGTATCAGCAAATGGATTTTCAAGATTCCTTTTTTAATACAAAAAATAGGAGGTCATAAAATGACTATAAATTTATCGGAAACATTCGCAAATGCGAAAAACGAATTTATTAATGCAGTAAACAACGGTGAACCGCAAGAAAGACAAAATGAATTGTACGGTGACATGATTAACCAACTATTTGAAGAAACTAAATTACAAGCAAAAGCAGAAGCTGAAAGAGTTTCTAGTTTACCTAAATCAGCACAATCTTTGAGTGCAAACCAAAGAAGTTTCTTCATGGATATCAATAAAAACGTTAACTATAAAGAAGAAAAACTTTTGCCAGAAGAAACAATTGATAGAATTTTTGAAGATTTGACGACGAATCATCCGTTATTAGCTGATTTAGGTATTAAAAACGCTGGTTTGCGTTTGAAGTTCTTAAAATCTGAAACTTCTGGCGTAGCCGTTTGGGGTAAAATCTATGGTGAAATTAAAGGTCAATTAGATGCTGCGTTCAGTGAAGAAACAGCAATTCAAAATAAATTGACAGCGTTTGTTGTTTTACCAAAAGATTTAAATGATTTTGGTCCTGCGTGGATTGAAAGATTTGTTCGTGTTCAAATCGAAGAAGCATTTGCAGTGGCGCTTGAAACTGCGTTCTTAAAAGGTACTGGTAAAGACCAACCAATCGGCTTAAACCGTCAAGTACAAAAAGGTGTATCGGTAACTGAGGGTGCTTATCCAGAGAAAGAAGAACAAGGTACGCTTACATTTGCTAATCCGCGCGCTACGGTTAATGAATTGATGCAAGTGTTTAAATACCACTCAACTAACGAGAAAGGTAAATCAGTAGCGGTTAAAGGTAATGTAACAATGGTTGTTAATCCGTCCGATGCTTTTGAGGTTCAAGCACAGTATACACATTTAAATGCAAATGGCGTATATGTTACTGCTTTACCATTTAATTTGAATGTTATCGAGTCTACAGTCCAAGAAGCAGGTAAGGTTTTAACGTACGTTAAAGGTTTATATGATGGTTATTTAGCTGGTGGTATTAATGTTCAGAAATTTAAAGAAACACTTGCGTTAGATGATATGGATTTATACACTGCAAAACAATTTGCTTACGGCAAAGCGAAAGATAATAAAGTTGCTGCTGTTTGGAAATTAGATTTAAAAGGACATAAGCCAGCTTTAGAAGGTACCGAAGAAACACTATAAAATTTTATGAGGTGATAAAATGGTGAAATTTAAAGTTGTTAGAGCTTTTAAAGACATAGAGCACAATCAACACAAGTACAAAGTAGGGGAGTTGTATCCAGCTGAAGGGTATAACAATCCTCGTGTTGAATTGTTGACAAATCAAATCAAAAATAAGTACGACAAAGTTTATATCGTACCTTTAGATAAGCTGACAAAACAAGAATTATTAGAACTATGCGAATCATTACAAAAAAAGCGTCTAGTTCAATGGTTAAAAGTGAAATCGTCGACTTATTGAATGGTGAAGACAATGACGATTGATGATTTGCTTGTCAAATTTAAATCACTTGAAAAGATTGACCATAATTCAGAGGATGAGTACTTAAAGCAGTTGTTAAAAATGTCGTACGAGCGTATAAAAAATCAGTGCGGAGTTTTTGAATTAGAGAATTTAATAGGTCAAGAATTGATACTTATACGCGCTAGATATGCTTATCAAGATTTATTAGAACACTTCAACGATAATTACAGACCTGAAATAATAGATTTTTCGTTATCTCTAATGGAGGTATCAGAAGATGAAGAAAGTGTTTAAAAAACCTAGAATTACAACTAAACGTTTAAATACTCGTGTTCATTTTTATAAGTATACTGAAAATAATGGTCCAGAAGCTGGAGAAAAAGAAGAAAAATTATTATATAGCTGTTGGGCGAGTATTGATGGTGTCTGGTTACGTGAATTAGAACAAGCTATCTCAAACGGAACCCAAAATGACATTAAATTGTATATTCGTGATCCGCAAGGTGATTATTTACCCAGTGAAGAACATTATCTTGAAATTGAATCAAGATATTTCAAAAATCGTTTGAATATAAAGCAAGTATCACCAGATTTGGATAATAAAGACTTTATTATGATTCGTGGAGGATATAGTTCATGAGTGTGAAAGTGATAGGTGATAAAGCATTAGAAAGAGAATTAGAAAAACGTTTTGGCATAAAAGAGATGGTAAAAGTTCAAGATAAGGCGTTAATAGCTGGTGCTAAGGTAATTGTTGAAGAAGTAAAAAAACAACTAAAGCCCTCAAAAGATACGGGAGCATTAATTAATGAGGTAAGTTTTAGTAAACCTGAATGGATAAACGGAAAACGTACAATTACTGTTCATTGGCGAGGTTCTAAAGACCGTTATAAAATCGTACATTTAATTGAATATGGACACGTTCAAAAAGAAACAGGTAAATTTATCAAACCTAAAGCTATGGGCGGTGTTAATAGAGCAATAAGACAAGGGCAAAATAAGTATTTTGAGACGCTAAAAAGGGAGTTGAAAAAATTGTGATTGATATTTTGTACAAAGTTCATGAAGTGATTAGTCAAGACAGAATTATTAGAGAGCACGTAAATATCAATAATATTAAGTTCAATAAATACCCTAATGTAAAAGATACTGATGTACCTTTTATTGTTATTGACGATATCGACGACCCAATACCTACAACTTATACTGACGGAGATGAGTGTGCATATAGTTATATTGTCCAAATAGATGTTTTTGTTAAGTACAATGATGAATATAATGCGAGAATCATAAGAAATAAGATATCTAATCGTATTCAAAAGTTATTATGGTCTGAACTAAAAATGGGAAATGTTTCAAATGGAAAACCGGAATATATAGAAGAATTTAAAACATATAGAAGCTCTCGCGTTTACGAGGGCATTTTTTATAAGGAGGAAAATTAAATGGCAGTAAAACATGCAAGTGCGCCAAAGGCGTATATTAACATTACTGGTTTAGGTTTCGCTAAATTAACGAAAGAAGGCGCGGAATTAAAATATAGTGATATTACAAAAACAAGAGGATTACAAAAAATTGGTGTTGAAACTGGTGGAGAACTAAAAACAGCTTATGCTGATGGCGGTCCAATTGAATCAGGGAATACAGACGGAGAAGGTAAAATCTCATTACAAATGCATGCGTTCCCTAAAGAGATTCGCAAAATTGTTTTTAATGAAGATTATGATGAAGATGGCGTTTACGAAGAGAAACAAGGTAAACAAAACAATTACGTAGCTGTATGGTTCAGACAAGAGCGTAGAGACGGTACATTTAGAACAGTTTTATTACCTAAAGTTATGTTTACAAATCCTAAAATCGATGGAGAAACGGCTGAGAAAGATTGGGATTTCTCAAGTGAAGAGGTTGAAGGTGAGGCACTTTTCCCTTTAGTTGATAATAAAAAGTCTGTACGTAAATATATCTTTGACTCAGCTAACATGACAAATCATGGTGGCGACGGTGAAAAAGGCGAAGAGGCTTTCTTAAAGAAAATTTTAGGCGAAGAATATACTGGAAACGTGACAGAGGATAACGAAGAAACTTTGTAACGAAACCGGCTTCATCGGAAACTGCGGTAAAGTCGGTTAATATACCAGATAGCATTAAAACACTTAAAGTTGGCGACACATACGATTTAAATGTTGTAGTAGAGCCATCTAATCAAAGTAAGTTATTGAAATACACAACAGATCAAACGAATATTGTATCAATCAATAGAGATGGTCAAGTTACTGCGGAAGCACAAGGCATTGCTACGGTTAAAGCAACAGTTGGTAATATGAGTGACACTATAACAATAAATGTAGAAGCATAAGAGGGGGCAACCCCTCTATTTTATTTGAAAATAAGGAGAGTATTATAAAATGGCAAAATTAAAACGTAACATTATTCAATTAGTAGAAGACCCGAAAGCAAATGAAATTAAATTACAAACGTACTTAACACCACACTTCATTTCATTTGAAATTGTATACGAAGCAATGGATTTAATCGATGATATTGAGGACGAAAATAGCACGATGAAACCAAGAGAAATCGCTGACAGATTGATGGATATGGTTGTAAAAATTTACGATAACCAATTCACAGTTAAAGACTTAAAAGAACGTATGCATGCACCTGATGGAATGAATGCACTTCGTGAACAAGTAATTTTCATTACTCAAGGTCAGCAAACTGAGGAAACTAGAAATTTTATCCAGAACATGAAATAAAGCCTGAAGATTTAACATATAAAGCAATGTTGAAAAATATGGATACTCTCATGATGGACTTAATTGAAAATGGTAAAGACGCTAACGAAGTTTTAAAAATGCCATTTCATTATGTACTTTCCATATATCAAAATAAAAACAATGACATTTCTGAAGAAAAAGCAGAGGCTTTAATTGATGCATTTTAACCTTAACCGTTTGGTTAGGGTTATTTTTTTGAACTTTTTTAGAAAGGAGGTAAAAAATGGGAGAAAGAATAAAAGGTTTATCTATAGGTTTGGATTTGGATGCAGCAAATTTAAATAGATCATTTGCAGAAATCAAACGAAACTTTAAAACTTTAAATTCTGACTTAAAGTTAACCGGCAACAACTTCAAATATACCGAAAAATCAACTGATAGTTACCAACAAAGGATTAAAGAACTTGACGGAACTATCATAGGTTATAAGAAAAATGTTGATGATTTAGCCAAGCAATATGACAAGGTATCTCAAGAACAGGGTGAAAACAGTGCAGAAGCTCAAAAATTACGGCAAGAATATAACAAACAAGCAAATGAGCTGAATTATTTAGAAAGAGAATTGCAAAAAACATCGGCTGAGTTTGAAGAGTTCAAAAAAGCCCAAGTTGAAGCTCAAAGAATGGCAGAAAGTGGCTGGGGGAAAACCAGTAAAATTTTTGAAAGTATGGGACCTAAATTAACAAAAATGGGTGATGGTTTAAAATCTATTGGTAAAGGTATGATGATTGGTGTTACCGCACCTGTTTTAGGTATTGCAGCAGCATCAGGAAAAGCTTTTGCAGAAGTTGATAAAGGTTTAGATACAGTTACCCAAGCAACAGGAGCAACCGGCGGAGAGCTTAAGAAGTTGCAGAATTCATTTAAAGATGTTTATGGCAACTTTCCAGCAGATGCTGAGACTGTAGGCGGTGTTTTAGGGGAAGTTAACACAAGGTTAGGTTTCACTGGCAAAGAACTTGAGAGTGCCACAGAGTCATTCTTGAAATTTAGTCACATAACAGGTTCTGAAGGCGTACAAGCCGTTCAATTAATTACGCGTGCAATGGGTGATGCAGGTATTGAAGCTGATGAGTATCAAAGTGTACTTGATATGGTAGCGAAAGCAGCACAGGCTAGCGGTATAAGTGTTGATACATTAGCTGATAGCATTACTAAATACGGTGCTCCAATGAGGGCTATGGGCTTTGAGATGAAAGAATCAATCGCTTTATTCTCTCAATGGGAGAAATCAGGTGTTAATACTGAAATAGCCTTCAGTGGTTTGAAAAAAGCTATATCCAATTGGGGTAAAGCTGGTAAAAATCCAAGAGAAGAATTTAAGAAGACATTAGCAGAAATTGAAAAGACGCCGGATATAGCTAGCGCAACAAGTTTAGCGATTGAAGCATTTGGTGCAAAAGCAGGTCCTGATTTAGCAGATGCTATTAAAGGTGGTCGTTTTAGTTATCAAGAATTTTTAAAAACTATCGAAGATTCCCAAGGCACAGTAAATCAAACGTTTAAAGATTCTGAAAGTGGCTCCGAAAGATTTAAAGTAGCAATGAATAAATTAAAATTAGTAGGTGCTGATGTATGGACTTCTATTGAAAGTGCGTTTGCACCAGTAATGGAAGAATTAATCAAAAAGCTATCTATAGCGGTTGATTGGTTTTCCAATTTAAGTGATGGTTCTAAAAGATCAATTGTTATTTTCGGTGGTATTGCTGCTGCAATTGGTCCTGTAGTTTTTGGATTAGGCGCATTTATAAGTACAATTGGCAATGCAGTAACTGTATTAGCCCCACTATTAGCTGGTATTGCAAAGGCTGATGGATTAATTAGTTTTTTATCGACTAAAGTACCTATATTAGGAACTGTCTTCACGGCTTTAACTGGTCCAATTGGCATTGTATTAGGTGTTTTGGCTGGCTTAGCAGTCGCATTTACAATTGCTTATAAGAAATCTGAAACTTTCAGAAATTTTGTTAATGGTGCAATTGAAAGTGTTAAACAAACATTTAGTAATTTTATTCAATTTATTCAACCTTTCATTGATTCTGTTAAAAACATCTTTAAACAAGCGATATCAGCAATAGTTGATTTTGCTAAAGATATTTGGAGTCAAATTAATGGATTCTTTAATGAAAACGGAATTTCTATTGTTCAAGCGCTTCAAAATATATGCAATTTTATCAAAGCTATATTTGAATTTATTATAAATTTTGTAATTAAACCAATCATGTTCGCGATTTGGCAAGTGATGCAATTTATTTGGCCGGCGGTTAAAGCTTTAATTGTCAGTACTTGGGAGAATATAAAAGGTGTGATACAAGGAGCTTTAAATATCATACTAGGTTTAATTAAGTTCTTCTCAAGTTTATTTACTGGAGATTGGCGAGGAGTTTGGGATGCGATTGTTATGATTCTTAAAGGAGTCGTTCAATTAATATGGAATTTAATTCAATTATGGTTTGTAGGCAAAATACTTGGCGTTGTTAGGTACTTTGGCGGATTGCTAAAAGGATTAATAGCAGGTATTTGGGACGTAATAAAAAGTATATTCAGTAAATCTTTATCAGCAATTTGGAATGCGACAAAAAGTATTTTTGGATTCTTATTTAATAGTGTCAAATCAATTTTCACGAATATGAAAAATTGGTTATCTAATACTTGGAGTAGTATCCGTACGAATACGATAGGAAAAGCGCAGTCATTATTTAGTGGCGTCAAATCAAAATTTACTAATTTATGGAATGCGACGAAAGAAATTTTTAGTAATTTAAGAAATTGGATGTCAAATATTTGGAATTCCATTAAAGATAATACGGTAGGAATTGCTAGCCGTTTATGGAGTAAGGTACGTGGAATTTTTACAAATATGCGTGACGGCTTACAAAGTATTATCAGCAAAATTAAAAGTCATATCGGCGGTATGGTAGATGCTATTAAAAAAGGACTTAATAAATTAATCGACGGTTTAAACTGGGTCGGTGGTAAGTTGGGCATGGATAAAATACCTAAGTTACATACTGGTACAGAGCACACACATACTACTACAAGATTAGTTAAGAACGGTAAGATTGCACGTGACACATTCGCTACAGTTGGAGATAAGGGACGCGGAAATGGTCCGAATGGTTTCAGAAATGAAATGATTGAATTCCCTAATGGCAAACGGGTACTTACGCCTAATACAGATACGACAGCGTACTTACCTAAAGGTTCAAAAGTATATAACGGCGCACAAACTTATTCAATGTTAAATGGAACGCTTCCAAGATTTAGCATAGGTACTATGTGGAAAGATATTAAATCCGGTGCATCATCGGCATTTAACTGGACAAAAGATCAAATAGGTAAAGGTACAAAGTGGCTTGGCGATAAAGTTGGTGATGTCATGGACTTTATCGATAATCCAGGCAAACTTTTAAATTATGTACTTCAAGCGTTTGGAGTTGATTTCAGTTCTCTAACTAAAGGTATGGGTATTGCTGGCGATATAACAAAAGCTGCATGGTCTAAGATTAAGAAAAGTGCAATCAAGTGGCTTGAGGATGCTTTCGCAGAGTCGGGTGATGGCGGTGTATTAGATATGAATAAATTACGTTACTTATACGGTCACACTGCTGCTTATACACGAGAAACCGGACGCCCATTCCATGAAGGTCTGGATTTTGATTACATTTACGAACCTGTTCCATCAACCATTAATGGTAGAGCACAAGTTATGCCTTTTCATAATGGTGGTTATGGAAAATGGGTGAAAATTGTAAAGGGCGCCTTAGAAGTTATTTATGCACATTTATCTAAATATAAAGTTAAAACTGGTCAACAAGTTAGGGTCGGCCAGACTGTTGGTATATCGGGGAATACGGGGTTTAGTACAGGACCTCACTTACATTATGAGATGCGTTGGAATGGAAGACATAGAGACCCGTTACCGTGGTTAAGAAAGAATAATGGGGGCGGCAAAAGTACACCCGGTGGTAATGGTGCAGCTAATGCTAGACGAGCTATTAAGGCTGCTCAAAATATTTTAGGAGGAAGGTATAAGGCGAGTTGGATTACTAACGAGATGATGCGTGTTGCGAGTCGTGAATCCAATTATACAGCTAATGCAGTCAATAATTGGGATAGCAACGCAAGAGCTGGTATACCTTCAAGAGGTATGTTCCAAATGATAGATCCTTCATTTAGAGCGTACGCAAAGTCGGGTTACAATAATCCTCTCAACCCAACTCATCAAGCTATATCGGCTATGAGATATATTGTGGGTAAATGGGTACCAAGAACAGGCTCATGGAGAGCTGCGTTCAAACGTGCTGGTGATTACGCATATGCTACAGGTGGAAAAGTTTTTGATGGTTGGTATAACTTAGGTGAAGACGGTCATCCAGAATGGATTATTCCAACAGATCCAGCTCGTAGAAATGATGCAATGAAGATTTTGCATTATGCAGCAGCAGAAGTAAGAGGGAAAAAAGCGAGTAAAAATAAGCGTCCTAGCCAATTATCAGACTTAAACGGGTTTGATGATCCTAGCTTATTATTGAAAATGATTGAACAACAGCAACAACAAATAGCTTTATTACTGAAAATAGCACAATCTAACGATGTGATTGCAGATAAAGATTATCAGCCGATTATTGACGAATACGCTTTTGATAAAAAGGTGAACGCGTCTATAGAAAAGCGAGAAAGGCAAGAATCAACAAAAGTAAAGTTTAGAAAAGGAGGAATTGCTATTCAATGATAGACACTATTAAAGTGAACAACAAAACAATTCCTTGGTTGTATGTCGAAAGAGGGTTTGAAATACCCTCTTTTAATTATGTTTTAAAAACAGAAAATGTAGATGGACGTTCGGGGTCTATATATAAAGGGCGTAGGCTTGAATCTTATAGTTTTGATATACCTTTGGTGGTACGTAATGACTATTTATCTCACAACGGCATTAAAACACATGATGACGTCTTGAATGAATTAGTAAAGTTTTTTAACTACGAGGAACAAGTTAAATTACAATTCAAATCTAAAGATTGGTACTGGAACGCTTATTTCGAAGGACCAATAAAGCTGCACAAAGAATTTACAATACCTGTTAAGTTCACTATCAAAGTAGTACTAACAGACCCTTACAAATATTCAGTAACAGGAAATAAAAATACTGCGATTTCAGACCAAGTTTCAGTTGTAAATAGTGGGACTGCTGACACTCCTTTAATTGTTGAAGCCCGAGCAATTAAACCATCTAGTTACTTTATGATTACTAAAAATGATGAAGATTATTTTATGGTTGGTGATGATGAGGTAACCAAAGAAGTTAAGGATTACATGCCTCCTGTTTATCATAGTGAGTTTCGTGATTTCAAAGGTTGGACTAAGATGATTACTGAAGATATTCCAAGTAATGACTTAGGTGGTAAGGTCGGCGGTGACTTTGTGATATCCAATCTTGGCGAAGGATATAAAGCAACTAATTTTCCTGATGCAAAAGGTTGGGTTGGTGCTGGCACGAAACGAGGGCTCCCTAAAGCGATGACAGATTTTCAAATTACCTATAAATGTATTGTTGAACAAAAAGGTAAAGGTGCCGGAAGAACAGCACAACATATTTATGATAGTGATGGTAAGTTACTTGCTTCTATTGGTTATGAAAATAAATATCATGATAGAAAAATAGGACATATTGTTGTTACGTTGTATAACCAAAAAGGAGACCCCAAAAAGATATACGACTATCAGAATAAACCGATAATGTATAACTTGGACAGAATCGTTGTTTATATGCGGCTCAGAAGAGTAGGTAATAAATTTTCTATTAAAACTTGGAAATTTGATCACATTAAAGACCCAGATAGACGTAAACCTATTGATATGGATGAGAAAGAGTGGATAGATGGCGGTAAGTTTTATCAGCGTCCAGCTTCTATCATAGCTATCTATAGTGCGAAGTATAACGGTTATAAGTGGATGGAGATGAATGGATTAGGTTCATTCAATACGGAGATTCTACCGAAACCGAAAGGCGCAAGGGATGTCATTATACAAAAAGGTGATTTAGTGAAAATAGATATGCAAGCAAAAAGTGTTGTCATCAATGAGGAACCAATGTTGAGCGAGAAATCGTTTGGAAGTAATTATTTCAATGTTGATTCTGGGTACAGTGAATTAATCATACAACCTGAAAACGTCTTTGATACGACGGTTAAATGGCAAGATAGATATTTATAGAAAGGAGATGAGAGTGTGATACATGTTTTAGATTTTAACGACAAGATTATAGATTTCCTTTCTACTGATGACCCTTCCTTAGTTAGAGCGATTCATAAACGTAATGTTAATGACAATTCAGAAATGCTTGAACTGCTCATATCATCAGAAAGAGCTGAAAAGTTCCGTGAACGACATCGTGTTATTATAAGGGATTCAAACAAACAATGGCGTGAATTTATTATTAACTGGGTTCAAGATACGATGGACGGCTACACAGAGATAGAATGTATAGCGTCTTATCTTGCTGATATAACAACAGCTAAACCGTATGCACCAGGAAAATTTGAGAAAAAGACAACTTCAGAAGCATTGAAAGATGTGTTGAGCGATACAGGTTGGGAAGTTTCTGAACAAACCGAATACGATGGCTTACGTACTACGTCATGGACTTCTTATCAAACTAGATATGAAGTTTTAAAGCAATTATGTACAACCTATAAAATGGTTTTAGATTTTTATATTGAGCTTAGCTCTAATACCGTCAAAGGTAGATATGTAGTACTCAAAAAGAAAAACAGCTTATTCAAAGGTAAAGAAATTGAATATGGTAAAGATTTAGTCGGGTTAACTAGGAAGATTGATATGTCAGAAATCAAAACAGCATTAATTGCTGTGGGACCTGAAAATGACAAAGGGAAGCGTTTAGAGCTAGTTGTGACAGATGACGAAGCGCAAAGTCAATTCAACCTACCTATGCGCTATATTTGGGGGATATATGAACCACAATCAGATGATCAAAATATGAATGAAACACGATTAAGTTCTTTAGCCAAAACAGAGTTAAATAAACGTAAGTCGGCAGTTATGTCATATGAGATTACTTCTACTGATTTGGAAGTTACGTATCCGCACGAGATTATATCAATTGGCGATACAGTCAGAGTAAAACATAGAGATTTTAACCCGCCATTGTATGTAGAGGCAGAAGTTATTGCTGAAGAATATAACATAATTTCAGAAAATAGCACATATACATTCGGTCAACCTAAAGAGTTCAAAGAATCAGAATTACGAGAAGAGTTTAACAAGCGATTAAACCTAATACACCAAAAATTAAACGACAATATTAGCAATATCAATACTATAGTAAAAGATGTTGTAGATGGTGAATTAGAATACTTTGAACGCAAAATTCATAAAAGTGATACACCGCCAGAAAATCCAGTCAATGATACGCTTTGGTATGATACAAGTAACCCTGATGTTGCTGTCTTGCGTAGATATTGGAATGGTCGATGGATTGAAGCAACACCAAATGATGTTGAAAAATTAGGTGGTATAACAAGAGAGAAAGCGCTATTCAGTGAATTAAACAATATTTTTATTAATTTATCTATACAACACGCTAGTCTTTTGTCAGAAGCTACAGAATTACTGAATAGCGAGTACTTAGTAGATAATGATTTGAAAGCGGACTTACAAGCAAGTTTAGACGCTGTGATTGATGTTTATAATCAAATTAAAAATAATTTAGAATCTATGACACCCGAAACTGCAACGATTGGTCGGTTGGTAGATACAAAAACTTTATTTCTTGAGTATAGAAAGAAATTACAAGATGTTTATACAGATGTAGAAGATGTCAAAATCGCCATTTCAGATAGATTTAAATTATTACAGTCACAATACACTGATGAAAAATATAAAGAAGCGTTGGAAATAATAGCAACAAAATTTGGTTTAACGGTGAATGAAGATTTGCAGTTAGTCGGAGAACCTAATGTTGTTAAATCAGCTATTGAAGCAGCTAGAGAATCCACAAAAGAACAATTACGTGACTATGTAAAAACATCGGACTATAAAACAGACAAAGACGGTATTGTTGAACGTTTAGATACTGCTGAAGCTGAGAGAACGACTTTAAAAGGTGAAATCAAAGATAAAGTTACGTTAAACGAATATCAAAACGGATTGGAAGAACAAAAACAATATACTGATGACCAGTTAAGTGATTTGTCCAATAATCCTGAGATTAAAGCAAGTATTGAACAAGCAAATCAAGAAGCGCAAGAAGCTTTAAAATCATACATTGATGCTCAAGATAATCTTAAAGAGAAGGAATCGCAAGCGTATGCTGATGGTAAAATTTCGGAAGAAGAGCAACGCGCTATACAAGATGCTCAAGCTAAACTTGAAGAGGCAAAACAAAACGCAGAACTAAAGGCTAGAAACGCTGAAAAGAAAGCTAATGCTTATACAGACAACAAGGTCAAAGAAAGCACAGATGCACAGAGGAGAACACTGACTCGCTATGGTTCTCAAATTATACAAAATGGTAAGGAAATCAAATTAAGAACTACTAAAGAAGAGTTTAATGCAACCAATCGTACACTTTCAAATATATTAAACGAGATTGTCCAAAACGTTACAGATGGAACAACAATCAGATATGATGATAACGGAGTGGCTCAAGCTTTAAATGTGGGGCCACGTGGTATTAGATTAAATGCTGATAAAATTGATATTAACGGTAATAGAGAAATAAACCTTCTTATCCAAAATATGCGAGATAAAGTAGATAAAACCGATATTGTCAACAGCCTTAATTTATCAAGAGAGGGTCTTGATATCAATGTTAATAGAATTGGAATTAAAGGCGGTAACAATAACAGATATGTTCAAATACAGAATGATTCTATTGAACTAGGTGGTATTGTGCAACGAACTTGGAAAGGCAAACGATCAACCGATGATATATTCACACGTCTTAAAGATGGACATCTAAGGTTTAGAAATAATACCGCAGGCGGTTCACTTTATATGTCACATTTTGGTATTTCAACATATATTGATGGAGAAGGCGAAGACGGAGGTTCATCCGGTACTATTCAATGGTGGGATAAAACTTACAGTGATAGCGGTATGAATGGCATAACAATCAATTCCTATGGTGGTGTCGTTGCACTAACGTCAGATAATAATCGGGTTGTTCTGGAGTCTTACGCTTCATCGAATATCAAAAGCAAACAGGCACCGGTGTATTTATATCCAAACACAGACAAAGTGCCTGGATTAAACCGATTTGCATTCACGCTGTCTAATGCAGATAATGCTTATTCGAGTGACGGTTATATTATGTTTGGTTCTGATGAGAACTATGATTACGGTGCGGGTATCAGGTTTTCTAAAGAAAGAAATAAAGGTCTTGTTCAAATTGTTAATGGACGATATGCAACAGGTGGAGATACAACAATCGAAGCAGGGTATGGCAAATTTAATATGCTGAAACGACGTGATGGTAATAGGTATATTCATATACAGAGTACAGACCTACTGTCTGTAGGTTCAGATGATGCAGGAGATAGGATAGCTTCTAACTCAATTTATAGACGTACTTATTCGGCCGCAGCTAATTTGCATATTACTTCTGCTGGCACAATTGGGCGTTCGACATCAGCGCGTAAATACAAGTTATCTATCGAAAATCAATATAACGATAGAGATGAACAACTGGAACATTCAAAAGCTATTCTTAACTTACCTATTAGAACGTGGTTTGATAAAGCTGAGTCTGAAATTTTAGCTAGAGAGCTGAGAGAAGATAGAAAATTATCGGAAGACACCTATAAACTTGATAGATACGTAGGTTTGATTGCTGAAGAGGTGGAGAATTTAGGATTAAAAGAGTTTGTCACGTATGATGACAAAGGAGAAATTGAAGGTATAGCGTATGATCGTCTATGGATTCATCTTATCCCTGTTATCAAAGAACAACAACTAAGAATCAAGAAATTGGAGGAGTCAAAGAATGCAGGATAACAAACAAGGATTACAAGCTAATCCTGAATATACAATTCATTATTTATCACAGGAAATTATGAGGTTAACACAAGAAAACGCGATGTTAAAAGCGTATATACAAGAAAATAAAGAAAATCAACAATGTGCTGAGGAAGAGTAATCCTTAGCACTATTTTTATACAAAAATTTAAGGAGGTCATTTAATTATGGCAAAAGAAATTATCAACAATACAGAAAGGTTTATTTTAGTACAAATCGACAAAGAAGGTACAGAACGTGTAGTATATCAAGATTTCACAGGAAGTTTTACAACTTCTGAAATGGTTAACCATGCTCAAGATTTTAAATCTGAAGAAAACGCTAAGAAAATTGCGGAGACGTTAAATTTGTTATATCAATTAACTAACAAAAAACAACGTGTGAAAGTAGTTAAAGAAGTAGTTGAAAGATCAGATTTATCTCCAGAGGTAACAGTTAACACTGAAACAGTATGAAAAGCTATGAGTTAGATACTCATAATCTTTATTCTTTTAGAAAGCGGGTGTACTGAATTGGGGTGGTTCAAAAAACACGAACATGAATGGCGCATCAGAAGGTTAGAAGAGAATGATAAAACAATGCTCAGCACACTCAACGAAATTAAATTAGGTCAAAAAACCCAAGAGCAAGTTAACATTAAATTAGATAAAACCTTAGATGCTATTCAAAAAGAAAGAGAAATAGATGAAAAGAATAAGAAAGAAAATGATAAGAACATACGTGATATGAAAATGTGGGTGCTTGGTTTAGTTGGGACAATATTTGGGTCGCTAATTATAGCATTATTGCGTATGCTTATGGGCATATAAGAGAGGTGAATAAAATGTTTAAACTAATCTTTGGTTATAGTTTCTGGACATGTTTTTGGTTCGGTAAATGTAAATAAGTTTTAGTCAGTGCTTCGGTACTGACTTTTTATTTATTGTTGTAATTATGGTAATATGCAGAAGTGAGCAAGTTGGATAGATGGTGGCTATCTGAGTATAAGGAGGTGGTGCCTATGGTGGCATTACTGAAATCTTTAGAAAGGAGACGCCTAATGATTACAATTAGTACCATGTTGCAGTTTGGTTTATTCCTTATTGCATTGATAGGTCTAGTAATCAAGCTTATTGAATTAAGCAATAAAAAATAACCATCGCTAACTTTGGCTGGTTTCGATGGTTAAATGGTTATTAATTTAATCTTTAATCTAAAATAGCCACCGTCTTTTTAACGGGCTCATTAGGGTAACATGTTTGCGCATGTTGCCCTTTTTCTATATATAAATTAACACACCATAATATAAATATCAAATAGACGGCTTATTAGTCGTCTTTTTATTTTGGGTAAAAGGAGATAAGAATATGATTAATTGGAAAATTAGAATGAAACAAAAATCATTTTGGGTAGCGATATTGTCAGCTATCTTTTTATTTGCTCAAAACATCGCAAAAGCTATTGGGTATGATATCCAAGTTTATACAGAGCAATTAACAGACGGTTTAAACGCTATATTAGGATTTTTAGTATTAACTGGTGTGATTCAAGACCCGACTACTAAAGGTATAGGTGATAGCCACCAAGCTTTAGAATATGAAGAACCAAGAAGAAAATACTAGGAGGTAAAATAATGAAAACATACAGTGAAGCAAGAGCAAGGTTACGTTGGTATCAAGGTAGATATATTGATTTTGACGGTTGGTATGGTTACCAATGTGCAGATTTAGCAGTTGATTACATTTATTGGTTGTTAGAAATTAGAATGTGGGGAAATGCAAAAGATGCAATCAATAACGATTTTAAAAACATGGCAACAGTATATGAAAACACACCATCGTTTGTTCCACAAATAGGTGATGTGGCTGTATTTACCAAAGGAATATATAAACAATACGGTCATATTGGTTTAGTGTTTAATGGTGGTAATACAAACCAATTTTTAATTTTGGAACAGAACTATGACGGTAACGCAAATACGCCTGCAAAGTTACGTTGGGATAATTATTACGGCTGTACTCACTTTATTAGACCTAAGTATAAAAGTGAGGGCTTAATGAATAAGATCACAAATAAAGTTAAACCACCTGCTCAAAAAGCAGTCGGTAAATCTGCAAGTAAAATAACAGTTGGAAGTAAAGCGCCTTATAACCTTAAATGGTCAAAAGGTGCTTATTTTAATGCGAAAATCGACGGCTTAGGTGCTACTTCAGCCACTAGATACGGTGATAATCGTACTAACTATAGATTCGATGTTGGACAGGCTGTATACGCGCCTGGAACATTAATATATGTGTTTGAAATTATAGATGGTTGGTGTCGCATTTATTGGAACAATCATAATGAGTGGATATGGCATGAGAGATTGATTGTGAAAGAAGTGTTTTAATTCTTAGGTTAAAATGTTAAATATTTGTTAATTATTTTTTAATGTAATTTTAGTTTCTTTTAATATTTTATTGATTTTTAATATTTTCTCAATATAAAATGAAGTTGTTGATATTTATCATCTTAAATAAGGGTGTTAGCTATAAAAAGAGATAAATAAAAACAAATATATTATATTTGGAGGAAGCGCCATGCTCAAAAGAGGTTTATTATTTTTAACTGTTTTATTGTTATTATTCTCATTTTCTTCAATTACTAATGAGGTAAGTGCATCAAGTTCATTCGACAAAGGAAAATATAAAAAAGGCGATGACGCGAGTTATTTTGAACCAACAGGCCCGTATTTGATGGTAAATGTGACTGGAGTTGATGGTAAAGGAAATGAATTGCTATCCCCTCATTATGTCGAGTTTCCTATTAAACCTGGGACTACACTTACAAAAGAAAAAATTGAATACTATGTCGAATGGGCATTAGATGCGACAGCATATAAAGAGTTTAGAGTAGTTGAATTAGATCCAAGCGCAAAGATCGAAGTCACTTATTATGATAAGAATAAGAAAAAAGAAGAAACGAAGTCTTTCCCTATAACAGAAAAAGGTTTTGTTGTCCCAGATTTATCAGAGCATATTAAAAACCCTGGATTCAACTTAATTACAAAGGTTATTATAGAAAAGAAATAAAACAAAATAGTTGTTTATTATAGAAAGCAATGTCTTGATTGAATATGTGTAGTGAAAATTATCTTTCATCAAATTCTCATTCATGCACGAATGGTTCTTCCCCACCTAATCAGATATTAGGTGACTTATGGGGAGAAATCAGTTAGGATGAAAAAGTGGATAATCCTTTTTTAGGCAGGTACTTCGGTACTTGCCTATTTTTTTATGTTATAATCTTTCTAGACGTATTCAAGGGACGTCTTTTTAGATTGTATGTTATAGCTAGCTTTCGGGCTAGTTTTTTGTTATGATGTGTTACACATGCATCAACTATTTACATCTATCCTTGTTCACCCAAGCATGTCACTGGGTGTTTTTTCTTATGATAGAGAGCATAGTTTTCATACTACTCCCTCGTAGTATATATGACTTTAGCATTCCCGTATAATAGTTTACGGGGTGCTTTTTATGTTATAATTAACTGTATATAGTAGGAGTGAACTATATAGCCTGTTAAGTGGCCTAGTAACCTAACACTTATCCTGCAATTGATATCCTTTTTGCCCTTCACTCGATACATATATCTCAACAACATAGAAATATTACAGTCGCTACACCGCATCTTAAATGGTGTGGTTATTTTTATTGGAAGTGTGTATCAGGTATCAGTAATGTTAAAACACCAGCTAAAAATGAAAAGAATTCACCAGTGCCAGCAGGTTATACACTCGATAAAAACAATGTACCGTATAAAAAAGAGACTGGTTATTACACAGTTGCCAATGTTAAAGGTAATAACGTGAGGGATGGCTATTCAACTAATTCAAGAATTACAGGTGTATTACCCAATAACGCAACTATCAAATATGACGGCGCATATTGCATTAATGGCTATAGATGGATTACTTATATTGCTAATAGTGGACAACGTCGTTATATAGCGACAGGAGAGGTAGACAAGGCAGGTAATAGAATAAGCAGTTTTGGTAAGTTTAGTGCAGTTTGA